TTAAAGAATCTTCAGTAAGATTTAAAATAGAATTATCTTCTGAGGGCAGCCCTTACATCCAACAGATGGATAAAACGATCCAGGGAAAAACTTCTGGCTCTTATGAAGAATCATATCGACTGCCGTTGATTGGCAACAGTCCTTGGGACATTAGACTAACTAGACTCTCTCCGGACAGCGACAAAACCACAATTCAAAACAGTTTATTTTGGCAATCACTGACAGAGATAACTGATGTCAAGCTAAACTATCCCAATAGTGTAATTTTTGGTGTAAGAGTATCAGCGGAGCAATTCAGTAACATACCAAAGATTGCAGTGAAACTAAAACTGCTAAAAATACTAATTCCCACAAATTACGACCCAGTAAATAGGAATTATATTGGAAACTTTGACGGGAATTTATATAGAGCTTATTGCAATAATCCGGCTTGGGTCTTTTATGACTTAGCAACTAACAATAGATATGGTTCGGGTAAATACATAACCTCTTCTTTGGTTGATGTGTTTGACCTTTACAGTATTGGGCAATACTGTGATGAACTAGTTCCCAATGGAAAAGGAGGAACAGAGCCAAGGTTTACTTGCAATTGTTTAATCCAAAATCAAGACGACGCTTTTAGGGTGCTAACTTCTATCGCTTCTTGCTTTAGAGGAATGATGTACGAAAGATCTGGAGAACTAACAGCAATCCAAGATAAAGTATCAGCACCTGTCCGGGCATACACAAGAGCGAATGTTGTCTGCGACTACGACGAATCAGGACAAATAACAAGTCCACCTTTCAACTATAGTGGAACCGCTTTAGACACACGGTACACAGTCGCTAGAGTTAGTTATAGCGATCCAAAGAACTCCTATCAAACTGCCGAAGAGATTGTAGAAGACACTGCGGCGATCGCACGATACGGATATATCCCAACAGAAATTACAGCTTTTGGGTGTACATCGCGAGGACAAGCTTATCGAATGGGGAAATGGCTCCTATTAAGCCAGAGACTTTTGACTCAAGTCATTACATTTAAGGTTGGGGCAGAAGGAGCGATAGTATTGCCCGGCGAAGTTTTCAAGGTAATGGATACTTTGAAAACTTTGGACAGGCTAGGGGGGAGAATTGCAACAGCTACTACCACATCAGTTACCTTAGATAGTTCCGTTACTTTAGTGGGCAGTGTAACCTACACTCTTACAATCATAAAATCTGATGGAAAGACTGAATCAAGAACTGTCTCAAATGTCCCAGGAGTTTACTCAGTCCTTACGGTATCCTCTGCTTTCTCTGAGATCCCTCGTCACCTGTGGATCTTGGAATCAAACGTTTTGAAAGCACAATTATTTAGATGTAATTCTGTTGCAGAAGTTGAAGATCATTTGTATGAAATTACAGGTGTAGAATACAACGAATCAATCTACTCTGTTGTTGAAAACTCTGGCTTTGTTTTGGACGAGCCAAGAATAAGCAATTACCCCAATCCGACTATTCCACCTTTACCACCAACAACAATTACAGTTACCGAATCTTTATATGAAAATATTGGAAGTGGAGGCGTAAAAGTTCGGGCTGATATAGTTTGGGCTGGTTCTCCTTCTGCTTTTTTAGACAAATATCAAGTAGAGTATCGAATTACTGCGGATCCAACTTTCCAGATACTTGCATTAACTAAGGACTTGTCAGCAGTAGCTTATGATTTAGCACCAGGAATTTATAATTTTAGAGTAAAAGTTTACAATCGTTATAATGTCTCAAGTATTTATGCAGAAGTTACAGTTCCCATACTCGGACTGACTTCGCCTCCTTCTGATGTTACTAACTTTACTGCTAGCTTTAGCAGTTCACTTGCAAGCTTTTCTTGGAATCAATCTCCCGATTTAGATGTACGAGTAGGCGGATATTTTAAAATAAAATACACTTCAAAAACAAGCGATGTTTCCTGGGCAGACGGAATAGAAGTAAATAAGATAGCGGGAAGCTCTAACTTCTTCCAGACTCCAGCAATGAATGGAACTTATCTAATAAAAGCGGTTGATTCTACAGGACAACAATCAGCCGTTGCTGCCACAATAATTGTTGCTGGAGCGCCAGACTTAATTAACAAAAACATTGTTGCTACTCTTGTAGAAGATCCTCTTTTTACAGGATTTAAATCAAATGTAATAAATGCTGGCGGATTTTTAAAACTTAATTCTCAAGATTACTTTGATGCCCAATCTGGAGACTTTGATTCTCTAACTGGAAATTTTGACGATGTTGCAGGGTATGCTGATTCTTTTCTTGGACTTTTTGATGACGCTACTGGAGATTTTGATGATGCTGGATTTCTTTTTGCAGTCTATCCCGAAGGATATTATGACTTTAGCTCTCCAATAGATTTACTTAATGTTTATCCTGTTAGAATAATCGCCAAGGTTTCAGGATACAGCGTAAATGAATCAATCAGTTTTGACAGAACAGGAGGTTTATTTGACGAAATAACTGGAAATTTTGACGGAGAAGACAACGACAACAGTTCTATGAGCTTATGGGTGTCAACATCTTTAGATAACATAACTTTTACTGACTACGAACCTTTGCTTATTGGTGAATACTCAGCAAGAGTTTTTAAGTTTAGATTAATTCTAAAGAGCAATAACGCCAACCATAACTTTTTTGTCGAAAAGCTAGAAGTTAGCGTAGACATGCCAGACAAAATAGAATCAGCTAGTTTAACTACAAGCTCATCAGCAGACACTACTATAACTTTTCAGTCAGCTTTTGCAGCTATTCCAGACGTAGCTATAACAGTGCAAAACGGACAAGCAGGAGATTACACAGAAATAATTACCAAGACTAATTCTGATCTGGTATTCAATATTAGAAACTCCAGTAATGCTAGAGTTTCTAGATTAATCTGGTATATTGCTAAAGGATACGGTCAACAAATTATTTAATATCATGCCACAACACGATTTAATTATTGATAACCAAACATTTCCGGCAACAAGAGCAGATATAAACAATGCTTTGCAATCACTTGGAAGTGTAAGCTCAGGAACTGTTGAGCCTTTAGTTATTTATCCCAACCAACTTTGGGCAGACACGACCAACCTTCTTTTAAAACAAAGGAATACAGGTAACACTGCCTGGATGACTGTAGGAAAATTAAATCAAACTAACTTAGGGCTTTTAAACGATACAGTCTTAACGGGAAACCCCACTGCTGCTACTCAAGGAAACTCAAACAATAGTACACGCCTGGCGACTACTGCTTTCGTTAAAAATGGTTTAGCCTTATACGTTGATTTTCCATCTAATGGCACTTTACAAACAGATAACGTCCGAAGAACCCAGGCAAGCTTTACGGCTGCCTTAGGAACGAACGTATATAGAATTGCAGTCATATCTGCAAACTTTAATTGCAATACAGGAACAACGCCTACAACAGTTGTTGGATGGATAAGAGACGAAACTGGCGCAATAGATCTACTAACAAAAAGCCAAGGGATTCCCTCTTCAATCGCCGATGGAAACTTTGATGGAACAGTAATACATTCAGGAAGTTTTACTGGCAACTACAATATCAAATTAGACGGGTTAGCCTCGGCTGGATCGAGCTACGCTATGACAGTTACTAACAGAAAATTATATTGCTTGTTTTTGGCTTAGTAAATATGGAAGATGTCGAAGAATTATTCTTTGAAGATTTGACTGAAAAAGCTTATGAAGCTTGTCGAAAAAAGTCTCTTGAAACTGACGCACAACCTGAGATGCTGCCTTGGAATGAATTGCCTTTTAATACTCAAACCACTCTGATTACATTCTTAAGAATTGGTTTCATGAACGGCTGGGAAGCTAGCTATCAATTTGACAATCAGTAGATACAAAAAAGCCAGGCGATCTCCTGGCTTTTACTTGGAAGTCAATACTAGTCTAGAAAGTCAATCACCGGGTAGCTGTACAAGCTTAACGCCTGCTTAACCGCATCTAACGGCAATTTGTCTTGATTGATTAATTGTGCCGCTAAACGTTGTATCGATTCAATATTAACAAGTGCTTTCTTTCCGTAATGGTCACGATTCAATTTATTCTTGTCGGACAATCCAAGAATTTCTCTAATTTGCTTGGCAGTTTTTCCAAACAAACCACGATTAATCGCGTCTTGGTAATTAGGATACATGAATTTCAGAGTATTTTGAGATAATTCAGAATGTCTGCTTTTGTATAATTCCGTTGCTTCCCCAATTAACCAAAAAGAATCTATATTTTCTTGGCGTTTTTTGATCCATCCTTGACGTTCTTCTTTTTCAAATTTGACACTAAATGCATCTGAAAATAATTGATGCAAAGACAATCCAACCAGTTGATCTCTAAACTCTTGTGCTTTTTGATTGCCAAGTCTATCTAATTTTGTCAAAGCAAGCTCAAACTGTTCAATACTGAAAACATTGATAAGCTGTTTATATAGATTAGTTTTAGCCTTGGATGGACTAAAACTCTCTCCTAGTAGACGTTTCAAGTCCCTTGATATAGTGTTATTGGATGCACTGAAACTTATCAGTTGATTAAATTGCGTTACTGCAACGTAATATTTCCCTTCTTCATCCATCAAACCTTCTATGGTTAAATGCCCAACTGGAACCAAGGCGACGGTAGCTGTTATAATGCTGTTAGCCATTGTCTAATTGCTCTTAGATTGTGGTTAATCTCCTTCTTCAAGGGAGATGTGTCGTTGTTAACAGAGTAGTTAGCGCTACTCTTGCGGCATCTAATAATTATACCGTACCATGACCGGACAAGATCCAACAACAGTACTAACTCTGAATAAAAAAGGATATAAGACAATTAAGCTTAATGCTTACAGAAACTGTGAGTTTCCAATTCTTGAAATTGCGCTAAAAAAACTTTTTTAGTTTATTGATACGCAAACATCAAAAAGCCAGGCGAAGTGTTATCGCCTGGCTTTTTAGAAACAATAAATCAATCCATCAATCTACTGACTTGATATTAAGAGCGACTAAAGCCGAATCTATTATTGGATAATCCTCCATACCATAAACATAATTTCTTCGATGTGCTCGTTTGCCACTTACAGTCCGATAACTTACGTTACTAAATTCAGGTAGTTCATGTCTGTGCGCTTTGTAAGTTGCCGCCACAACACCACTTACTCTAATCATCTCGGAACGATCAAGAACAACTTTTTTAGAAAGTAAATAATCTTTCAAAAGAATCTTTTCAGCAGGAAGTCCCGAATAATTAGTGTTGCTGTATTCTTCCAAAATAGAAGCTAAGCCAGGTTTATTTTTTACATTTTCATCAATGTTTAAATAAAGCCTAGCAAGTTGTTTAACCGCTTCAAAACCAGTTAAAGAATCAACTGGATTGACCGCTTTAAAGCCTGTTGCTACAAGAATAAATGCGTGCATTCCGGCTGCTGCAAATCTATGATAAGCTTCTTCTGCTAAAAGATTTCCTTTTTCAAAGCCAAAGTAACCAACTAAAGCAGAACAAGCTTTGCTGGATATGACTTGAGCGTTGCCCGAATCTTGGAGCCAATCCAAATCGCTACTAGCTATACCTTTTGCCCATTTAGAAGCCCAAAACGGAGCCGTAGGATTTGTTATAATTGTGTATAAACTAGTACGAGGAATGCTTCCAAATCTACACAATCCTCTTTGAGACATTCCTGAAGATTTTCCATCTAAAGAAACGTAAAATTCTACGCCATCAATAATTTGAGGCTTGATTTGAGTTAACATTAAAAAAAAGAGAGACAAGAGAGTTAGAAGTTTTGTCCCTTTCTTTATTGTACTTGATAATACACTTTTTGTGTACGAGCTTGTACACAAAAAGCCAGAGCAATCGCTCTGGCTTTTTGATGTTGATTTTTCGATTTAACCCAGGGGGTTGTCACGCCGCTAATCTTTCCAATAGCATCTCTTTTTGCGCTTCCATTTGCATACCTGTTTCCACTTCTATTGGCAACACTTTGGGGAGAAAAAGGTGAAAAGTTCTTAGAAAAATCTGATAGAACTTGTCAACCTTATCAACGCTATTGATTCTATTGTTGGGATTCTCTTGACAATCTAAAATAATTTTGTGTCTAACAGCTAAAGACATTTGACTCCAAGCTCTAATAGCAAAAATATAATCCTCTGCAATCATGCACTCCAACCAGTAAGTTGCTAAGGGTAAGTTATCTTCCAACATAACTAAAGAGTTAAATAATTTTTCTCTTCGTTCTTCACTACACCCATTCCATACAGAGGACTTATCAGGCTCTTTGTAGGGCGTCAGAGTGCCATCGAAAATTAATGTGTGAGGATTTGCCAAACTGACATGAGTAATCATCTTGCTTGGTAACAACATGATCTGTTCATAGCTAATTATAATTTTACTGGATACATAGTAGTACCGGAAGACTTCTCCCGTTTCATCTACGTAGCCTCGTCGGATAGATCCAAGAAGGTCGTTAAAGAGGAATTTACCTTTATCGGATCCATCGGTGATTTCCCACCAGTATCCCGCGATCGCATCGGCAGATATCTGAGATAAGTCGAATTGCTTAAGTTTAGCTTTTGTTTTAGTGGCTGGCATTGTTTTTTAATTGATTGAGAGGAAAAAAAGCCAGCCAATATTGGCTGGCTTGGTTGAAAACTGACGCTTATCAGGAATTATGTTTTGAACTACTTTTGAGCGAGAGATTAGAGAGAGATACGGAGAGATTAAGTTTGGTCAATCGGAACAAGAGTTGATGCACTGTTGACCCAGTGTCCGGGAACGCAGTAATCAATGGCTTCTTTAGGCTTGTAAACGTTTTTGATGCGAGTAGGAGCAGTATTGCTTGTCTTTAAGTCGGGACGAACTAGCCTTAGAAACTTGTCGGATTCACAGAACGTATTTTGAATGTCTGCAATGTTGGGATAAATTTTAACTCCGTTAGCAGACAAAAAAGGATAATCTTCTATTACATACTCAAAAGCTTGGTTTAAAGCAGCCATGCAATCAAATTTATTTGGCTTAGCGGCTTGTATTAAGCTTAACTTTGTTGCTCCTCTGATTGCGCCTGTGCCTAAAACATATAATGGCTTCCAATCTTTAGTTGAACTATGCCAAAGAAAATCAAAACATACTTGAGAAGCCAGAAAATCTCCAATGCCAGGAAGAATTTTAAGCGTATCAAAAAGCAAATCAATTCTTTGTAAATTAACAGCTTTTTGCAAAGTTTCTTCATACGCATTAAGTTGCAAACATCTATTGTGTATAGTCTGTCCTTTGCTCTCTCCTGACTTTCCAGGAACAACATAGGCGTTTGTAAACATCTTAGAAGAACCAGAAGACTTTAAGAAATAATTGTTAAAGTCTTCAAAAGAAAAACTATTTAGATACATGTCTTCTTTATAGGAAGAATAGCTTTCCCAAAACACTGAGGTTTTAAATTGATTAAACAAAAAAATGCGCTTTAACACTTCAACTGGAGTTTGATCACCTGTATACAAAACATTTTTAAGCTCATACTGACTAACCCTATCAAAGATTCTTTGAACATTCGTGAATTTATTGTGTAAGAGCAAGTTACTAACATGAAAAGGATTGCTTAGCTTAGCAATTAAAGTTTGTTGGCGATGATGAACAAAGAAACGATAAAGGTCAAGTAATTCTGTCATAAAAATAAAACAAATTATTTTTGTTGATTTCTACAGTATATCTAGTAGCTACATGTTTGTCAATAATTGATAGTTATGCAAGATAATGGACATGTACATTTCCTGTTGCTAGGCTTGTGCAAAGCCCGCAGATACTTTGAACTATCTGCGAGCTATTTTGTTAGTATATCATTTTCGCTGTGTAAATTGGCTGTGTAGAATCAGTAGACAGAGAGATTAAAGATAAAGTGCGATCGCTTGCCTCATGGCTTCCAACGGTTCAACATCTCGTCTATCAATTAATTTCATAGCATTTGCTTCTACGTGATCTATATTTTTCAGATCAGCTTCCGCGTGAGTGTCTCGTAAGCAATCTCGATCACACTGACGTTCTTCACACAACTGTTTAGCCTTCTTTCCAAACAATGCAACATTCAAACAATCCGAGACGTTTGGATAAATAAATATTTGGTAGTTTAGGGACTTGTCGTGACGAAAACAATAATCTTTAATGGAATCAGTTAGAGTTCTGCGAGTTACTTTACCTGATAAACGTAGTCTGTCCCAAATTTCTTGTAGTTTGGCTTCAGCTTGCTGAGCTTCTGCGGTTAGTGCTAGATAATCACCTTGAAGAACACGAGTTAAAACTTCAGCAGACCATGCCGCAAAAGTGGGTGATATCCACTGAGCTAAATTGTTTGCAACGTTAGGATGAAACCATGTTCCTTGAATTTGCTTATCGTTTCCACCGATAACTGGTATAATTAGCCGCTCCCCGGAAATCCGGGTAACGGTGGAAGTCGCCTCCAGAAAGGCTTTAGTTTTTTGGTTCTCTAAGTAGTGGTCCAAACGCTTCTTATTTGCTTGACACATCTGCGTAGCATTGACATAGCCTTTAGGAATCAACTTTCCAGCGATCAAGGTATCTTCAGCAAGTTGATTAATTTGACTATTTTGATAGTTATGCAAGATAATGGACATGTACATTTCCTGTTGCTAGGTTTGTGCAAAGCCCGCAGATACTTTGAACTATCTGCGGGCTATTTTGTTAGTATATCATTTTGGCTGTGTAAAGTCAGTAAACAGAGAGATTAAGTTGGATCAATCTGAACAAGAGATTCCTCAACCATTTTTTTTGCTGCTTCTATCGCTTCTTCAGCAGTTTTGAATCTTCCAGCCATATCGCTAACAAATGCACTATCGACGCTGTATGCGTAGCCAGAAGCGTATTTTTCAATAACAATTGTTGCTCCGTCGTAATCAATTCTTTGTTCTTTTTGCATTTTTTCTGCCTTTATTTTCTATAGTATAGCCATTAGAAACACGTTTGTCAATAAGATTTCAAGCTTGCTTAAGCCAAGCAGGTTGCCATTGCTCTATAGAAGCTCGCGCTTCTTTTTCGGCAATAGTTTCTTCAGGCTCTGGCGAAGACAAACGATCAACTACTTCTTTGCCAATAGTGACCTGAGGTTTACCCCATCCTTTGAATGCAGGTTTAGTCGATTGCTCTGGCACAGCTTCCGAAAGTTTTTCAACAGGCTTCTCTACAACTACGGGAGCAGTTACATGGGCAGGGACTGGTAGAGATAGACCATTTTCTAATTTTTGATATGCAAGCCCGGCGGAAGGAAGGGGAATTTGTTCGGGGATGTATTCAGTGGGAGTAAAGCTTGGTAAGGAGAGTTTAGCGATTGCAGCCTGGTAATCCTCCATAGCTTTAGTGTAAGCTTGGGCAGCGGGTTCCAAGTACTGACTGTATGCGGCTTTTATTTGGCGAACTAGCGATAACTCTGCTTTAGTCAGGTGGGATGCAACTGCTGCCTTGAATTCCTTTGTCCATTCAGAAGTCAAGGATTCTATTGCTTCCCATTGCCCAGAGGCGATCGCTTCTCTCATTAGTTCTACGTTGCCAAATACTCGCTCCTTGTACTCTTCCTCTGGTGTCTTGACAGACTGAGTGGGCATAAAGTAGTTTTTTCTCTCCAGCTTCTTATTTAGTAGAGAGAAGGCAGCCATTAATTCCGCCTGCTGTTTCTGAACTGCGGACAAAGCGCTGGCTAACTGATCTGTAGATACTTGCATATGTAAGTTAACTCTGTATAAGTACTTGACATTGACAATAGTAATAGATATATTGGAGAGAGTCAAGAGACTTCGGAAATAAATTAGCCATAAGGCAAAGGGCAAAAATGAGTAACTACGATTTAGACGAAATCCAACAAATTTATAAAGAAGAAATAGTTGAGAAGACAGAAGAGTGCATCCAGTATCCTTCTTTGGAGATTAATTTTAATGAAGGACAGCAAGCAGCAATCGACGGATTAGAAGAAGGGTTAGGCGCAGGCACAAAAATTTGTGGACTAGTGGGAGGAGCAGGACGAGGAAAAACTACTGTATTTCAAGAAGCTTTGAAGCGATTTATCACAAAGCATGAGTACACTCCAAACATTGCAGTAGTTGCTCCAACCAACAAAGCAGTCAAAGTGGCAAGACAAATGGGAGAAAAAGCAAAGCTTTCTCAAAACATAGAATACAAAACTTTACATAGTTTATTGGGGCTGCAAGTAGACGAGGAGGAAGGAAAAAAGAAGCTTAAAAAATCAGAGAGAGAACTAAATATATCTGATTATGACTTAATTGTAGTTGATGAAGCTTCAATGGTAAATCAAGAAATTAGTAATCAATTACTTCATCAAACGGTAGGAGAAGTTTCTTTACTAATTGTTGGAGATAAATTCCAATTGCCCCCGGTAGGAGAAAGTTTCTCTCCATTATTCAACAGTATAAATCAAAAGTACAAATTTGAACTTACAGAAAATATGCGGCAGGGTGAAAATTCCCCGTGTGCATGTTTGGTGGAAGAGTGCATGAATGCTGTAATCAAAGGTAAGTACAGGTTTGACCCTCGCCTAGAAAGTAGCTTAATTAAAAAACAAGGAAAGACCAAAGGCACTTGGCTGATGAGCAATGATGACTGGAATAAATATTTAATTCCAGCTTTTAAAGCAGCACAAAGAATGGGAGAATGGGATCACATCAGAATATTAGCTTTTTTTCACAACACAATTGAAAATATCAATGAATATATTCGAGAAAGCTTGTTTGGAATAGCTTCAAAAACAACAGCGTTTATTGAGGGGGAACCTGTTGTTTGTCTTTCTCCTATCACTCGTCGAGTTTGGGATGACAAAAAACAAAAAATAGTAAAAAGTATCATTCTGCCAACAGCTACAGAAGGCAGAGTATATTCAAGTCGAGAATCTGTTGATTCTGTTTCCATAAATGGAAAGGATTACACTTATCCAATCTGGAATGTCTGTACTGAAGTAATTGGCATGGAAGGTACTATCTGGCTTAAAATTCCCTCTCCAGAAGTGAAGAAACGATGGAAAGAAGATTGTAATAAGCTAAAAGATGAAGCCATTCAGGCGAAGAAAGAAGGCAACAACAACAGGTGGAAATATTATTATCAACTACTTGAGTTTTTTGATGATGCTCGTGTCGCTTATGGATTGACAATATACTCTTGCCAGGGTTCTACCTACAGAAATGTTTTTATTCCCGGCAATGACATTGCAGCTATCAAAAACTTTGACACTCGCAATCGTTCTTGGTATGTGGCCACTAGCAGAGCTAGCGACAAAATTATCCTCTGTTAATCATCTTGCGATACAATAAATCTGAATACATCATTTAACCACTTTTTACCACAAGATATATTTCTTGTGGTATTTTCTGTATACCCCCTTGACAGAGCTAAAATGAATTGATAATATAAAGAGGTCGGAAAACAGCCCGACTAACTACAAGAAAAAAGAGAAGAACAAGGACAAGCAGAAATGGCTGATTTATTTACCTCTGATACGTTTAGCGAATATTCTGTACATGTAGAAGAAATCGCTAATGGTTGGAAAGGATTGTCTATTGATCAATGCAGTGAAATTTTAAGCAGATCAGAAGAAAACAAAATAAAAGATTTAGCTCTTTACAAGTGCGTAAAATTTGCAAAGCTATTAGGCTTGCCAGGAGAAACAAACTTAGTCAGCTATAAGTTTGAAGATTACATCGCCGGAGCTTGTTCTTCTCCTATTATTCGGCAAAAAGAAGGAGAATACGTAATTCAAATAGACAACGTTCCTGTTTCTTTGATGGAACATCAAGCGACCTTTGAGATCCGAGCCGAAGTTCAAACAATAGAAACTGTTTCTAAAGAAAAATATCAACTAGCAAGTTTCGTATTTACATTACCTTCTGAAACAAAAAATGCTGGAGGATTTGCGGCTCAAGTAAGTTTTGCTTTAAAAGTAGACGCAGTAAAAAACAGTGAAGGAAAAGCTAATAACGAAAATTTGGTAGCTCTTTTTAAAATGGACGCAGGAGCGCCCGTAACAATTTCTCAAGTAGCGGAATTCCGCGAAGGAGCCGGATACACATTAGCTAGAGACTTACAGCCTGGATTATACCCCTTCAATAGATTTGAGATTATTGAAGATTCTAAATCAGAAAATGGAAAAACAAATCGATGGAAGTCAGTACTTCTTTACATCATTGATGGAACAGTTGTAAAAATTGCACTAGGAAGTAAACTAGGAGGTGACTACTTTGGAAATCAATTATCCTTAGATCTTTACAACACTACCATTTCTCGTATAGGTTTTTGTACTTTATATATTCGAGAATTAGAAGAGATCAAACGAGGTGATTCTTTTGTGAAAGTTGTACACGGAAGAATCTTTGACAAAGAAGTTCCTTTAGAATTACGCAACAGATTCTCTGGAATGATTCCAGCGGCTAACATTGAAAGTGCAAGATTAAATTCAACCAAAAGCTTGAAATCAGCCGAACCTTTGATTGATTTCTCTAAGGTTGAAATTGCTGAAATTCATACTCCAGAAAGTGTTCCCGTCGCAGTTGCATCTGGAAAAGCAAAAAAAGCTGCTAAAGAAAAAGAATTGGTAATTCAGGCAATGCCCGATAGTGAAGCACCAGACTTTGATTCTTTCTAGCACTTGATTAACACTAACCTTATCGCGCCTGGCTTGCCAGGCGTTTATTTTATGAATTCTTTGATTATTGGCGTTGACCCCGGCGAAAAAGGTGCGATCGCTTGCATCTACAAGCCAAGTGAAACTTTACTTTTTGCGTTCAACTTCCCTTTGAAGCTTGAATGGGGGCACAAAGTAGTAGACTTAGTTGCACTTGAAAAGCAAATCAGACAAGAGATTGCAGCAGTGGCATACACTGTCCCTGGAATGGATTATCGAATTTCAGACACTCAAGTAGATGTAGATTTTACTCAAGTGGACTTGGCAATTGAGCGAGTGGCTAGCTACGGGCAAGGGAATAAATCTGCTTTTAGCTTTGGTGCAAATAGCCTTGGACTAATAAATGCTTTCAGGCTAATGGGATTTAATGTATTGCCTGGAATTATGGCAGCACAATGGAAACGTCCTTTTCAACTAATAGGCGTTCCTAAACCGGGCGTAATCTCAGTAGTAAACCAAATGTTTGACAAGCATCATTCCTGCTTGCATGAATTTACTTTGGGTAAAAATAATTCAGAAAATGAGCTAACTATTGGCATGTGCGATGCGGCTTTAGTCGCTCTATATGCTGCCAAATGTACTCAAGAATCAAGACAAAAAGTCTCCTGATCCTTTATTTATTCAAAAAACCAGTCTGATTGAGTCCTACTTGATCAGACTTTTTTATTGCTTGGAAATCAGAGCATTCTTTGATCTCCCTGATTGTTGCCTTAAGATCCTCAGTCTGCTGTTGGATGCTTTGGCTAATACTTACGAAACTTTTGCTAAGTTGGTTCAAAGCCTCAATGAAATCTTCGTCAGTCTGGTTATTCTTCTCTTGAATAACTTGATTCATTTGCTTCTGTTGATCCAGCATGAACTGCTGCATAAATCGTTGCTGTTCACCAAACGGCTGTTGCAAAGATTCAATCTGCTTAGCTTGAAAGTCAAGAATTTTATCCTCTTGCGCTTTTCTCTTCTTAGCCTTATCACTAAAAGCCAAAATCAAGTTTTCTGCAACTGGCTTAACAAAATAAAACAAAACAACAAAAATAAAACCTGTTATTCCAGAATTGATAAAAGATGTTGGGGAGGGAACTGAAATAACAGGAACCGGATCCACCGTATCAGAGACTTCGATAACAGCCTTTGTCCCTGCTTGACCTAGTAAAACTTGAAAATAACTTTCCATAAATTTTTGCTGTATTCAAAAACGCCTGACTGCTGAGGACAAACATGAATTGCAAGTACTTCAATGTTGCCAATATTAGCAGAGCTAAAGCGTGTTGTCTCCCCATCAGGAATTGTAAGAGTCTGATAAGCCTCTACACGCTCCATCAGCTTCTCGTAATTCTGCCTGCTATCTGCCTTCATATTGCCCGCCTTGTAAGCAAAAGACAGCCTAGCGTCATTGTATACAGATGCTATCTCTGCAAGACTTCTGCCAGACTGCTTGCTAAATTCACAGAGTCTTTTTCCTTCCACTAAAGCTTGATGCGGATCTATCAACCTCTGATAAGTATCCAAGAAAGATTGATCTGACGCTATCGCACTTCCAACCAAGCTAGACCATAAGCTCAAAGCCAGTGCTGTTACTATTGCCCTTCTCATCGCAATCCCTTTTAATTTATCTTCACTATAGCTTGCAAGAATTTTTACCTTTTCTTTGTTTTCATGTTGCCAATAGTAATACTGTAGTGCTATAGTGAAAGAGCAAAGAAAAAAAGGGAAGAGCCAAAAGTGGAAAACAAAAACTACAAGAATTTTACTTTAAGTTTAGAAGTAATAATTAATGTTGACGTTAGCAAAATGAGTGAAGAAGAAATTTTGAAGCTAACAGAAAAAATTCTTGATGGGTTAAGAGTTGAGCATGACAGCGCAGAAATTAGCGTAGACATTGATCCTTACAGTACGTCCTTGGTTGAAGAAGAATAAATTTAACTGTTAAATTAAAAAAGCCCGGTTGAATAACCGGGCTTTTTCTTTGTAATAACTTTTTTTAAATTATACATTTTCTTTAAAATAAGTGTTGCCAATAGTAATACTGTAGTGTTATATTAAAAGAGTGAAAAACAGCCAGGAGTCAAAAAAAATGAAGTTACGAGCGATTGCATTATCAGTTATAAGCGCTTTATGTATTAACATCAATACGGCTCAAGCCAATCCTTTAGTCAATCCAAATCCAAAAGAACATCTTCACGAAGTAAAAGGAACTGGCAATAATGGAGAGAAATTTTATTATGGTGGAGTTGTTGACGTACAAAACGGCGTTACTACTTTTATTTATGGAATCGAAAACAAACCATTAAGAGTTGGATATTTAAGTTGCGACAAAAAAATATGGATCGTAAGAACAAATTACGAGACAACTTTAGTTGTCCAAGCTAATTCGGCAGGCAGTCTAAATTTAATTGAAGCAGCCTGTCAAGAAGCTGAATTTATTCACGCAGAAGCAACCTCAAACGTACCTTAATTTATTTTCGCAATCAAAGGAAAATCAAAATGAAAACAACCTTAACTGTAGCTGCAATACTTTTCTGGATGGGAATGCTAACAACTCGCGCCATCTATCACGACAGCACTCACAAGTTAGCCAACGAAGTCTTGCTACACAAAACTAGCCTGACTAAAGTTAGACCTTACCTAAAAACTCCTAGTAAATCTTCTATTCCAAAAGGAGTTAGCAAAGCTAAGCTCTGTCAAGATTATGCGCCAGTTGTTAAATTTGGCGATAGCAATCAACAAGCTACTTACAAAAAGGCTTGCAATTAATTTAAAACTTAAAAAGGAGAAACAAAATGAGCTTTCAGCACAGTCAAAAAACAAGATTGGTTCAGTCTGAAAAAAGACAGCGTAGAAACCATCGAAGAAGACTCAAAGGCTTTTTGTCAAAAAATAAACTAACTATCTTACTAGACAAAATTTAATAAAAAGAAAACCCGGTGTAAGCCGGGTTTTTTGTCACCTACTTGTAGAAATTAATTGCTTCTGCGATTGCCTGTTTAGGTTCCAGTCCTCTATCAATCAATCGCATCGCGTAATCCTCAATTCTGTCTATCAACCTCAGGCTGACTTCATCGTGAGTATCGCGCAAACTATTGCGATCGCACTTTCTTTCTTCACACAATTGCTTGGCTTTCTTCCCAAACAACGCCACATTAACTGAATCAGAAACGTGCTTGTAGACCCACGTTCTGTAGTTTTCTGAAACTTCATTATTATTAATGTAATCGCTGACTGCATCAGTCCAAGTTCTACGAGTTTGTTTGCCTGCAAAACGAGATTTAGTCCAAGTTTGGGCTTGACCTTTTTCGTAATCCTTTCCAAAAGCGTCATTAATAACAATGTCTAGCGCAGTCTCTGCCAAGGCAGATAAAATATCTTGCGCTTTTGTATTACCTTGTTTTCCATGGTACTGCCAATACTTGATTGCATTGGTAACTGTCCATAAAGATATTTTTGATACAAGATTCTTCGCGTTCTCAGTAGTATTACACTTTCCTTGCACAGTAGAAAAACCTGCTCCCAGTCTAGTTTTTAGCTCCTGAGACATTCTACTTTGCACAGTCGAAGTGTGGAGTAAATTTATACTCAAGGCTATTCCCTGTCCTGATAAATAATTTACTGGTCTACCTTGCTTGTCCTGTTCGTCAGCGGTATAAGCGTCGATTTCGATGCCACTAATATTGATAGTGGTCTTGCGAACTGTTAACATAAATATGCTTGCCTGTTAGTTAGGTAAGTCCTAGTAAAATCAAAGGCAGGAAATGTTATCAGCAGATCCTGCCTTGCTGGGTATCAAAATATTCTAACATATCTGCAAAGAAAAATTGATTAAAAAAGCCCGGTTAATTGACCGGGCTTTTTGTTCGCTACTTGTAGAAATCAATCGCTTCTAAGATCGCTTGCTTAGGCTCCAAACCTCTATCAATCAATCGCATGGCGTAGTCCTCAATTCTGTCTATCAACCTGAGGCTAGCTTCATCGTGAGTATCGCGCAAACTATCGCGATCGCACTTCCTTTCTTCACACAATTGCTTGGCTTTCTTTCCAAACAACGCCACATTAACTGAATCAGAAACGTGCTTGTAGACCCATGTTCTGTAGTTCTCTGAAACTTCGTTATTATTAATGTAATCACTGACTGCATCTGTCCAAGTTCTACGAGTTTGTTTACCTACAAAGCGAGATTTAATCCAACTTTGACGATCTTCAGCAGTAATTTCAATGCCAAGCTGCTCATAAGCCAACGACCTCAAAGAATCACCAAACCCAATTGCAAGTAGTTTGGCGATTGCAGTATTTCCGTTACTAGCTTCCCATGCTGCTAATTTGATCAAGTCACTCAGCTCAATCAAATTGACTTTTGCTCTAGCGCCTGACAAACCTAGCTTATTGACAATAGAACCAGAGAATTTCCCTAGCGGCAAACCTTCTCCTAGAAAGAGTTTGAAGGATTTAGATGCTACTTTTTCCCTGACGGAGTTTTCTCTGTAATTGAGAATAGTCTCGGCAGTCGGATAAGTCACATACAACGTTTTGCCATCAACCTGATTGATATCAATGGCAACTTCCAAAGAATCCCAACCACCATACTTGATGGTTTCCAAACGAACTGTTAACATAAATATGCTTGCCTGTTAGTTAGGTAAGTCCCAGTGAAATCAAGGCAGGAAATGTTATCAGCAGATCCTGCTTTACTGGGTATCAAAATATTCTAGCATATCTGCAATGAATCAAGATTCACAGAGCCAATTTTTAGAAGTTGCCAGCAGAATTCTACAAGGATTGGTAGCCAGTCCAAAAAACAAAAAGACTCCTCCTTACGCCTTAGCCGATGAAGCTATTTATCTGGCAAGTATTTTGATAAAAAAAGTAGAATTAAAATTTGAAATTGAGTGCAAGCCTTCTTTCACCGAAGAAGATAAACCCGACCTTCGCTCCATATCACAAAAAATTCCATACACTGTGAGGGGTGACACCCCTTAATACCAAAACTATAGTGAAGTCTCTTTATTTCAGCAAGAATAAAAGAGACTTCACTATAGTGAACTAAACTCTTTGAAATCTTCAAAATCACACTTTAACTGAGTCAACTATCTCTAAAATTTCTTTGGCGATCGCCCAGAAGATCTCCTCATGCATCCCAGACTCAAACATCTTAACAAGAAGAAGAGAAGCTTTTTCAAGTTCAATAGAGCCTAAAGGAAGCACCTTCAATTCACTTAGAAGCTTGTTCTTTATGGTAGTTTTCTTAGGTCTATGTATGGAGCCAAAGCCTAGCCTGACCTTGATTGTGTTTTTCAGTAAATTAATTTCTTTTTCCTCTGCCTGAAACTTTGATATATCTAAAGTTCCATTAGATATATCCTCAAGAAAGAATTTTATTTCATTTAAATATGCTAAGCCAGCACTGCCGTTAACATTGCTGGCTTTTTTATATCCACTCAATATATCCGCTTTAACTCTACTTAAATGAGCAGCCAAAATGTTTATTTCTTTTTGCTGATTTGTCGCAGTGGCTACGTTCTTTTGTGCCTGATCTAAAACTTGTGAAAAACTAGCTGACATGATTGCTAACACTTAACTTCAAAGGGTAGAGATTACATAGTATGTAATCTGTTCTTCTTAGTCAAGTACCTAGACAGAGCTAAATGATGCCACAAAAATTATTATTAAAAAGAAAGAATACTGAAGAGAAAATAAAAAGAAAGTTCCTGTTTTTATGCAAAACAAATTTAAATTGATTTACTTTGTTTTGCATAAAAACAAAGACGAAATGTAGTATAATATTGTGATCTTTTTAGTGATTATTATGACTCCTATTAAACGCTGTTACGATCTTGGTACTTCTGTTGACACCTTTAATCGTCCATCAGATACTACGGCTTACTCCATTGGAGACGTGATTTCTCCAACTGTTACCAGAAGCTTAAATTTCCCTGTGTCAGTCTATCCACTTGGTATTTACTTGTCACGAGTATATTTGGTTACCAATAAATCTTCACATATTGAAGCGTTAAGATTACATCTGTCTCTAACAGCTAGCACTCTTTTAGCTGTAGACAATTTACCCTTAACAATGAATGTTTCTCCTGTTGGAGTTATTGATTTTACCGACTGGAAACAGAGTGGAAATTTTGCTTCTTGTGAAGGAAGTTTTGGAAGATTTTTACAAATCAGTCCAAACTATGCTCAAGCTGCTTTGTTTGGACTGCTTGAATCTAGATCTGCTTTTACACCAAATGCAGATCAAACTTTTAGTGTTTCTATCTATACAGAAGCATCTATTTGATAAACTGGATAAACGAAAACCCTAAAAATATGCCAGGAAGTAGAACAAAACATATTGCAAGTAATGCATCCCAAGCAATAGTCTATGACACAGAAGTTATTGATTACAGAGATAGAATTATTGCTGACGGAGGAACAATAAGCGTTAAGACTTTAAACGCTGTCAACAAATTAGTAATTTCCTACAAGCAAGCTGGAATATGGAATCGAATTCAAGAAAAAGGATTGTTCTGCGGAAATAGTCTGAATGCATCTTTGATAAAACTGAAATACCCCGCAGGCGTTCAAAGTAAACTAACAAATGTCAATTTCGTTGAAGGTGATTACAGTGAAACTGGAGGACTAAAAGCAAACAGCAGTGCTTTTAAACATCTACAAACAGGATTTATTCCTTTATCACACATTCCAGGTGGAAATATTACTGATTGCCATCTTTCTGTCTATGGCATGAACACTAGCGTAATGCAAGGAAATACAACAGTAAAAACTCTTTTGGGAGGTACAAATGCCTCAAACAATAGATTCTTTATGCGGCACAATACTGCTGCCAATAGATGGGAATATAATATTGGTATCGCTGGATCTGCGGCAGGTTTATACGAAAATTCTTTTCTTTTGCAAGGACAATTAATGGGTTCCAATATAGCTGTCAACAATGGAACTATTTATTATAACGGAATAAATCAAGGAGTTGATACTGCTTTTGCTTCTGCTGCTTTAACTGATATGTCCATATATCTGTTCGCTCACAATGATAGTAGCGGAATAGTTCAATATTCTTATTGGAACGCTGGCGGATATAGTATAGGACAAGGCTTGACATCCGCGCAAGCTTTAGCAGACTACCAAATAATGTATACTTTTCAGCAAGCAATCGGCAGAATAAATGCATAAAAAAAGCGGCTTCAAAAAGAAGCCGCTTTTTTTAAAAAGTAAATTTTGTTTGGCACTCTTTACATTTGTATCTTTGATGCTGCTCATCTTTTACAAGAGTTGTACCATCTTTCGTCAGTTTGTCGCTACCACAATCTGGGCAAAACACTTGAGAAGAATCGAAATTATTAATCGCAACTTTTACGCGGTAATCTCTTAATTTTTCTAATAGTTTTTGCAGATTATCAGTCCATTCTTCGCTTTCTTCAACTACCTTAAATTCTTCAAAAACTTTCGCTAGTTTTTCAGCAAAATAATTAATTTTAACAGAAGAATTCATTTCTTCTTCTGTTTTTGCTTGAATAACCAAGCTCTCTACATAAGTTGTATAGCTAAGCTTTGTTTTTAGCCAATCAAATACATCTGGTTTTAACTTAAAATTAATTGCTTTTTTAGCGTTATTTGTTGGCACTAAACGACCTAAAGAATCTCTCGGTCTTGTATCTATCTTTCGTTCTAACATTTTTTTCTTTTTTACTTCATCTCTACTATACTCCATTGTAAGACTACTCGCAACACTTTGCTTATAATTAACGAGAAACTTGATCTTGAAGCTTTTGCTGAATCTCCTCCAGTAGCTCCAAATATTCTGAATCCAAATATTTACAGCAGGCCAGTCGAGTGTAAGCCTCTTCTATTCTCAGCACGCCCATTTGAATAAGTCTGTGAACTGCTTTGTCTGAATTACCTGTCTTCAATCTTTTCGCTGCCAATCCAGCAAAAAGAGAAGCGTAAGCCCAACTGTTTAAGAACTGACTACCATTAATGATTTTATCTCGACTTAGCGGATGTTGCCAGCCCATTATCAAATCAATTTCAGTACTCTTTTCTTTTATATCTTTTCGCCATTTCTTGCACTCATCTGTACTTAAAATCAATTCCCCTAAATAACTATAGGTTTTAGATTTGATCGCTTTCTCTACTGAAAAAAACAGAAAATCGCAATACCCTATATACAAATCTTCTTCTAACCTTAGATCTTTGAAAAATCGCTGAAGCAATCTATTTCCAAAAAGAGCTAAATCTTTATCTATTCCAAGAAGCATTGCTTCAGCAATTTCTACTTCTTGTTCTAAAACGTCAAGTCTTTTTGTCACAGTTGCCAATAACAGATTTAAAAACATTCGCAGACTTTTGGGGTTGATTTGATTCCGATCAAAATCAAAATGCCTTGCGTTAGAAGAGATAAGCCAATTCTCTATTAAGTGCTCTTTCATCTGTTTGCTCAAAAACAAAACCTCTCTCTATAATTTTACAAAAAAAACAGATGCTATTGCTAACATCTGCGGTGGAAATGCTTAAACCACTTTTTATTATACAAGACAAATATCTTATGTGAATAGATGTCTGCATAAGATATTTTAATGTCTTAACTGTCTTGCCAAGCTTTGTGACAAGCAGAATTTTGGCAGTGAAACAATAGTTGGTCAAGCGATCACCCCAACTCAACCAAAAGAATGTATTCCTGCTAAAGCTTTGGAGCGTCTTCTTCCAGCCTGAATATTGGAAACGTGCCGTTCTGTTATCCCATACATAATTGCAATTTCTTTTCGAGGTACATTCGTACTGACAAACCAAAAAACGTCTCTAACGTCTTGATCTGTTAGTCGATCTGTATCGTGATTCCTTCTTTTTGATCCACCTGGTAAAGAACAAGGAATAAAAGCACCAAAGCACCAAGATAAGTTTTCTAGGTTGTTGTTAAGTGTGTTTCCATCAAGGTGAATGATTCTATCGCCTTTAGGACGAGGCTCAACAAAAGTTGATAAAACCAGTCTGGCGATTCTGTGATTATTCGTTACACCAGAAGAATTTGTTAGTCCAACCCACATGCAACCATCAGATCTTTGACATCCTTTCATCCATATCTGAGTTTTATGAGAGAAAAGATTTCCTTTTTTATTTATAGAATACAGACCTTCGTAACCCAAAACTTCGACAAATCCAGCTTGCTCTAAACTAAATAAACTTTTGTCCATCATTTCTCTAGTTATTCTACTTGTTCTAGTTCTTCTGAATTTCTCTTTTGGTCTAATATTTGAGCTAGAATCTTTTTCAAATTCATAACAACATAAGATTATTGGCTTTTTAAGAAAATTTTCACAAGCAGACAAACATTCTGGTTTAAACCACTCAAGCATAATTTGATAATCAATACATAAAATATGCAATTGTTTCTCTAAAAATATATCCCCTTCTATCTGACTTAATAAACAAAGTTTTTCGCAAGACGCTGTTTGAAGTGTTCTTAATCGATCCGAAGAATTACCTTTGGTATATCCAATCTTTATGCTTTTTGTTCTTTCGTTTTGTACAAAATAAATAGTCATCTCTGCTCTTTTTGCTCTTTATCTTTTTACTTTATCACTATTGTCTTACTTGTGGCAATACTTTTGTAAAATTTTTCAAACTGACTACTGTGACGGGCAGAATTCTGGCAGTGGAACAGTAGTTGGTCAAGCGATCGCTCCAACCAAATTCCCCAGTCTTCTCCTGTCACACTAGTCAAATTTTTCTAAAGTTAGTCGCCTGGAATGTATGCCAGCTAATGCGTTCATCTCCAAACATCCTCAAAATCTCTTGGGTAACTTGGCAGAATTCTGGCGATGTCACAGTAGTCGGTTAGGCGATCGCCCCAACTCAATTACGAGCTATTTGCCCGTCACACTAGTCAAATTTTTCTAAAGTTAGTTACCTGTAATGTATGCCAGGTAATGCGTTCATCCTCAAACATCCTCAAAATCTCTTGGGTAAACTAGCAGAATTCTGGCAGTGGAACAGTAGTTGGTCAGCTTTCAGATAGCAGTCTGCGATTAATCAGCGTCTCTACTGCGTTTATTTTGCCCAGCAAGGCTTGTCTGTTGCTTCTAAGTCCTATTGAGCCATTCCTGTTGTGCCAAGCTTGCCGCTTGCCTGCTGAGGAGAAGACTACCAAGTTGTAAGCCTTTGAGTGCAATCTTTGGGATTCTAAGATCTATCTTGAAAATCGACTCTTTTCTTATTAGTACATTTGAACTAAGATCAGCTCGAACAGTAGTCACGTAAGGGACTATATATACAGGATCACTGTGACGAGAGTGCAATGTCCTATAATACACTTATTATACATGAATACTCTACGCAAGTTATATACAGCAAAGCTTACGGCGATTTTGACTATTTTTGTTACAAATCTTAACAAAAAACTGAAGTGTAATTTTGAGAAAAAAACCAATAAAGTTTCCAGTTGGTGAAAATTTGATCCTTGAAACCATTAGAAAACAAGGAAATCTTAAAAACCAACTGGAAACTTTATTTATTTTAGAAAAGTATTGACAAGTCTGTGCTTATTAATTTATTGTATTGGTATGAGTAAAGCAGAAGCCCAAGCTCGTTACGAAGCCAAACGACCAAGATTGACCTATCGAAGTGAATTAGATTTGGTAGAAGATTTGCAGTCGGTACGAGTTTCCTTTGATTCAGATCAAGCAATGATGTCGCACTTAATCCGCCTAGGATTAGAAGCTCATCGATTACAGTTAGCGTCAGAAACAAAATTCAAAGTAAAAACAGGAGTCTAAAATTATGTCTTTAATGTTTGACAAAAGCAAAGGATTTTTTACTGAAAAAGAAACAGGGAAAGCAGGATTAAGCTTGAGACAACTTGCAAATCTTACTGGAGTAAGTCATACAGCTTTAAACAGTTGGATTGAAAAAATAGTAGCTAAAACACCAAGAATGCCTAAATATTTTCAAGAGTTTGTTGAGAACCCTGAAAAAATATATTTTGATTCTGATCAGCAATGGAGACAGGGGCAAGCAATGATTATTTCATCTGATTTAGCCAGTGAAGTTCTTTCTTACTATACTGACAGCAAGCCAGGAGGAGCAGGGAAGAGATGCACGGAGCAAGCAATTGAAACGGTTAGAAGGACAAACAAGTTGGGGTTAGATGCATACATTTATGATATGACAGGCTATCAAAAGTTTAGGGGCGATCGCACTGCAATTATCCAGTTAGATGATCATCGAGCAGTGACGGAACAGAGATTAGCTGCATTGGAAGAAGATATAAAGCTTTATGAGCATCACTTGATGAGAGAGAAGGAAGCGACACAGTACTATTCCAATCAAGTAGACGTACAATTGGAGCTTAAAGAGGGATGGAGAGAGAAATACGATGTGATATATGCAGAATACAGAAGATTGATCAAACAGATGAGAGAAGAGCGGCTGAGGCTGACAGATCATGCGGAGAAAGAGTGTGAACAGATGGATTCGACTTGGGTACAAATTTACTTTGGAGACATGATTAGGAAATTGATGTGTGATATTAAGTTGCACAAGATTTTTCACGAAAAGTTGATAGAGACAATTCAAGAGATGGAAGTGATAACAAGAATGACAGCAGAGCAATGGGAAAATTTTATTGTCATTGATCACAATAATCCTGTTGCTTCAACAATGATGATGGAAGCTTTTCCAAAAGACATAAGAAGACTGGTAGCTTTGGCACATTTAGGGGAAAAACTTTTACCTGAGTTGAGTACAGAAGCGAAAGAGTCAGGGATGAACTTGGAAGATTATTATGAACCTTACTATCAGAGAGGAGAGAAAGAGAAAGTTGAAGTTTTGAATCAGGCGTTTGAGGCTATTAACTATGCTACGAGAGGGTTTATAGATGAGAAAGATTTCTTTAGCTATTACTGTGGAGTAGAAACAGATGAAGAGAAAGAAATTTTTATGGAAAGGATACAGACGGAATTAGAATCTTGGAAAGAAAAAGAGATAGAACATCAAGAAGATATTGCTTTTGAGGACAGTTGTGGCGATGTGGTGTATACAAAAACAGAGATTTTACTGATGACTGATGAGGAAAGAATAGAAATTGTAGAGGATCGAGAATATTTTGAAGGATGGGAAGATGGAAAGTTTTCTGGAACGCTTGAAAGACCAAAAATATATCTTGATCAAAGGAATTAGCTACTTTTTGATTGGAGCATTGCTGGCAGAATTTTTCTTTCCAATTGGGGCGATCGCTCCCACAGTAAATGTAGAATTCCAAGATTGGACGGCAATAGAATATTTGAATTGAAAACAAAAGACGATCGCACGAGTGTAGAATGCGATCGTCTTTTGTTTTTGTAGTCGTTCCGAGTCACGGCAGGCGACAGAACCAAGCTCCCGCGTTTCCCTCTGATATTTTACAACAAGTTTGGTTTAAATAATAGTGGATTGGGAAGGTGGCTTCCAACAAAGTATAAAGACAAGACTACATATTCTTCCAATAATTCCTCTTTGCTTTTTAGTATTGGAATCCAGTCATTGAGATAAATAATGTGATTGATGCGAAAAGACATTCTGTTTCCAGTAGGTAGATACTCATTTTCTTCGTCTACTTCACAAAGAATTAATCGTTGATTAACTTGAAAATCACGATCATTTTTCCGGACTTCTGCCAGTTTTTTTCCCTTAACAATATAGTAAAAAGATTCCTTCCATGTCTTTAGCTCGTGCTGAATTCGTATATCTGCGATCATCTCTGTTCACAACTTAGACAGTGTGTCTCTATTGTAATACTACTTTCTCAAAAAAGTATAGATAAGTTTTGTTGATAGAGAAGCGTTTAAAAAATAAGAAATACTATTGTCTTGTGTATTGCTATTGGTAAGATTGATTTTAAACGCACTTACGTTTTGTAGGTGCGTTTTTTTTACTGGTATGGAAAGTAAGCAAAAAGTAAGAAATGGAATCGTGTGGTTTTTTGAGAGGTAGTGTTGGGAGAGGTTGTGGAGGATGCGACTGCGAAAAGGTATTTCTCAGCACTGGCTTAACTGTATTGCTCCAACATTTTCTTCAGAGCAGTTCCCTGCTTGTTTCCACGAATCAAATCATGAGTTTGCAAAGATGACGCCAAAACTAGAAGCCCGTCGCAATCAGCGCAGATGTCTAACCCCGGATATTCTTGAGCCAGAAATTCGTTAAACTGCTCATCAAAAAAGCTGATGTCTTTCTTACAGCGATCGCAACTAAGAATTGTTTTTTTCAAAAAAAAATAGCAGCGGTTAAAATCTGCTTAAACGACGGGTGCAACTACATCAAAACCTAAGCTGTTAGAGACTTGGTAGAGTTCGCCAAAGGCATCAGAGACAAGTCTGTATTGATTGGTATATCTTCGCCACTCAGGACTTTCTGATTTGCCAGGAGAACGCCAACTAAATTCAAAGAAACTGTTGGGGTTGTTTGGCTCAAGTTCTTGCCGAGTTCGTTGTGTAATCAATTCCAAATCTGGTAAGTACCAATAATCTGAGCGTTGGCGTTGGACTGCGCGAAGCAAGTCACCATCTCTCATCAAAACTCGACTAGAATTTGAAACAGCAATTTGGCGATCATCTCGCAACCGAATTAAACCAGACTTGCGATCTGGATATTCTAAGAACTCGCTAAAGACTTGGAGTAAAGGCAAAGAGATTTGCATTTCTGCAATCTGGATTCCAGGCAATAAAATATTAGTCATCTGTTTTTCTTTTAATTCTGAATTCAATACTGGGATTCTATAAGGGCGCGGATTGCCCGGATAGAAAATATAAATATCTTGCTTAAATTGTTGACTCCATCCAGTAGCTTCTCGGACATACTGTTTGGCTTGATTTTTTGAACTGGCCCGCAAACTGATGTGAGCACGCCCGAAATTTAAATCAGTGAGCAATGCCATTTCCGTTTTTCTCCTTGGTGAATAAGCGATCGCGTAATTGAATTAGATCCTCCTCTTGGATTCCAGCGTCGTGTGCGGCAAGAATGCAATCTGAATCTGAAGGGCGATCACTTTGCGCCAACTTTCTTAGAAATCTAATAACTTCCTCTGTCTGATCTAGTTGCCCTGGTTCAACGGCTGGAATACTGGATTGAATTAAAGCAGCCTCAACAAATCGCCCGGTAAGGTTGGAGAGCGATCGCCCTTCACTCTCTGCCAAAGCTTTTAGCTTGCCTAAATTTTCTTCACTCAATATATAGTAAATTCTTGGCTGCCTTGGCATCCTTTTGCATCCTTCTGTTTGTTCTTGCACCTCAATCTTAATGTACAGCAGAATCAGTCTTTCACCCTTAATCATTAAGAAATAATAAAAACAGAGGTGCACTTACTTGACAGTTGCACCCCCGTGCATTTATATTAAAGAAAGAGAGCAGGTAATACACGCAGTGAATAAAATGGCAAAGAAAAAAGTAAGTTTAGGAACAGCAAAAAACAGTGCATTATTCTTTTTGTTTTTGATTGGGTGTGTAGGATTGGGTTATTTTGGTTCTCAAAAGTATGGAGGAAAAATAGCGGGTTACGTCGGATTGGGATTGTTGACAACAGGAGGGATAATGCAACTCCAGCAGATGCACGAGAAAAAAGAAGAAGAGAAACAAGCAAGATTAGCAGCGAGAATAAGCCATGAGCAATAAAAAAGAGAAAGGTGGATTCTACTACGACGGCAAATTTATCACTTGGCAAGAAGCGGGAAATAATTATGATCCAGAAGAAGAAGAACGAGATAATTTCAAAAAACGATTTGGGTTTGTTCCTCATCTACTAGGAATCATGCTTACTGGAGTAGGACTATTAACTTTCGGCAGTTACTTGGTGAATGCAAATTATTACTGCAAGACCTCGCCAAGCAATCATGTTAACTGCAAAGTAGTGGAAAGTCTTTATTCTGTTCTTCTAGGCAACTAATTTCAGCTAACAGTAAATAAAGGAAAAGATTGATGATTGACCTGTTTCAGCTTGAATCGATGTCAGAACGTCAAAAACCTGCCCGTGCAGATGCACGATGGTTACTGCCACCTCGTTACAGCGATTCTGTCGGTCAAAAGAAGGGTTTAGAAAAAAGGTAAATTTTTAGGGGTAAAAACAAGCTTATTCATCACTTGTGAATTGTGAATAAGCTTACTCCTAAAGAGTTTCAGGCAGTGCAGTCAGGAAAAACTGTATTACACCGCTCATATATTAAGCCTAAATATGGACAGTGCGTAATACATGCAGTCTTTTTTAAGGGTTTTTAGTAAGCATATATACTCAAAAACAGTACATGCATACTAAAAAAAGCATAAATGCAGGGCATTACATGCGTAATACGTAATACGGCAAAAAAAGAAGTTTGTATTAGGAGAAAAGGAAAGAAAAGGAGAAGAAAAATGACGATAACAATCTCTAAGGAGAGAGAAAGGTATGAAAAATTAATTGAATCAAGATCAAGTGATACGGAATGGTGGAGAGTAAAAACTTTTTTGGAAAGTTTAGAGCTAGAACTAACCGAAAAAAATTTAATTCTTTATCTAAGACTAAACAAGATTTCTAATGGACGTATAAAACGATTAGCAAACGCAAAAGAAAAGATATTAAAGCACCGAGCAAATTTATCTTTTGAGCAATACTACTCTGGTAAAGCATTTTTAAATTATTTGTCTTTATCTGACTTACAACCGTCGCAATCAACATTATCTAGGTGGTTCAAACAGATTGGTGGATTTAAAGCAAGTAACTTTTATTTAGGAAAAGATCTGTTTGAAATCACAATCAAAGCTTTAATGTACAAAGAAAAAACAAGAGGTAACTAAAATGTCTGAAAAGCTTCACAACAACGAAAAAATTTACTTTAAAAGAATTCAATCTAGACTGAAGCGCAATTACGAAATAATTAAAAGCTATCAAAAAATCAAAGAGGCATATTACACAGTGATTAACAGTGCAGAAGAAAAGCCAACAGAAGAACAAATGCAAGAAATAGTAGAAAAGCTTAAGTTTGAATCAAAAGAAAATATTTCTCCTTCTAGTGGACTAAGCACCGTCTCCCAAAGTTTAATCAAGCCTGAAGAAAACTTAAGTTTTGAGATTCAGCCAGAAGAAATCCAACCCGAACAAGTTGAGCCAGTTGAGCTTAAAGGAGAAATTCAATTAATAGCAGAATCTGAAAAGCTAGAAATTGTAGGTTCGACTTTGCAAAAAGGTGGATTGAAACTACACAAGCAAGAGATTCAAACAATTGCAAAAAGCATTCCTGCTAATTGCACAAGCAGAGGAGAGATGATTACTCATGTGCTTGGCTTAATCAAAACTTATTTAGCAGAAGAAGAAAAATACATTCAATCACAGTTTCAATCTTTGTACCAAACAATTGACGAAAGCGATCGCAACGTAGTTGGATTGCTGAATAATTTTTCTTCAGCAATGGAGGAATCGACCAACGATTACAAAAGCTGCGGCGAAGAACTTACCACAGCTTTCGCCGAAATCTCCGCAAGATTTAAGCAGTAGCAGAAGAAAAAATCCTGTAAGACCGGTGGCTGTTTTGCTTACAGGATTGACAAGCTTGATTCTCGGTACTCATTACTTTATATATTTGCCACTAGTGAGTATCGAGAATTTTAAAAGAGAAGAAAAGCATCAAACTCAACTTGATGCATATATGCGACGAATGGATTACGAATGTAGCGAGGTATATATAGATGCTTGGAAAGAAAAGTGCCGGACATATTGGGAAGCTAAAAAACAGGGTAACTTTAGGAAAAACCCGCAATTTACAAGCCCAACTAAGACTGAATACAGGAGTGTCCCAAGGACTAATCATTAGTGCTCTTACAGGTGATCAAAAAGCTCTAAAAATAATTGGGCAGATGGGTATAGACGGAGCAAGAATTAGTGAATTTGCTCCCAAAGTAAAAGACCAAATGATTGCAGCTATCCAAGGACAAGAAGATTTAAATCTTGTTCTCTCCGAAATCTACAAGAAAGCAGGTGTTAGCGGCAAAGCAGTTGAAAGAGCAATTCAATCTGCCACGTTAGAAGATACAAGTCTCGTCAATGCTCTGGATGAAATGCAAACCGACTTTGAGAATTCTCAAAGGAAGGAAGAGCTTAGACATGAGAGAACAGCAAAGAGACTTGAACTTAAAGCTTGGATTGATGCTCATATGACTACTATTGATGAAGACTATCAATTGCTTAAAGAAGAATTGAGAATTCCAATTAAGCAACAAACAGTAGATCTTCAGCACAACAAAGAGATGGGTAATTATTATCTGGCAGAAGGCGATCAAGCTGTAGAGGCTTTTAAGCCCAAAAAAAATTACGCAAGTAATAATGTAGTTGGAAAAATCAAAGATTTTATTTTTGGTTTTTAGTTAAAAAATTGGCAGCTTTATGCATAAGCTGCCAAACAAAATATGTTTACACTGGGATTATTATTACATGTATACATTAAACGAGCAACAGACAGAGCAAGAAGAAATAATGGAATATGCTCCAGACACTCTTCTTCCAAAAGATTTAGCAGAGCACTTACAAGAGAGAAAGCTACACAGAAAACAAGTCATCGGAACAACAGGGAAGCTTACTGGATATCTTGTGGGGTGGTCGATGAATGCTACCGGATTTTTCCTTGCTAAAGGTTTATTGCTTTTGGGCGGAGGAGTAAACTATTGGTTAGCAATTAGCCTTTGTTTTACTTGCTGTGCCGTAGTTCCGCTTTCAGGATTGACCAATTTTAGAGTAAACTACAAGGCTGGAGAAGGACTAGAAGTTGATAATGCTCAAAGTACTGTCAAAGTTGTGTTTGGTTTGGGTAGCTCGGCAATCACTACTTATTTAGCTGGACAAGATTACCGATATTTTCAAGATATCACAAACACTACTATTCATGAAATTGCTGAAGATATTCAAATCTTTGAAAAGCAAGAACCTCGCTCTGATGCGTGGGCTGGTGCTTGGGGATTTGCTGTACTTGGTGCGATCGCACTTGTTTTACTATTAGGAGTTTTTAGAAAGTGAGAAACAATAATTTTTTAAAAATAATCTTGACAACAGCAACAGCTATTATTTTTTTTAAATTAGATTACGTATTTTTTAGCCAAATTGTTGACGATCTTATATATAGACTCAGTTCTAATCTTGCAGTTATTTATGGTCAATATCCCTTTCTTTATCCTTGGCTAAGCGTTGGCATTTGTCTTTCGATGACTGTTTTTATGGTTGTTCTTTTGTTTAAAGTTGCAGAAAAATGAATCAATACAGCGACACAACTAAAGTTGTTTTATGGTTTTCAAATCTTTGGAATCAGTTAAAGTACAACCAAAGTGGCAGAGAACAAATTCAAGAAAGAATTCAAGAGTATATAGTAAATCCTCATTTTCTTGAAAAACAAGAATTAGCTGAACTTGGCGAATTAATTTGGATTGATTTCAATTGTTTTGAAACTATAAATTCAATGTCTGCCTTTCCAGAAATCCAAGAACAAAATGTTCTTTGGAATCAAGTAGGAGAAACTGTTGCAGAAAAAGTATTAATTAATTTTTGGGATTTGAAAGATGACAAAGAAGAAAACTAAAACTAATTTGTTTGAATTTGGAGTGATACTAGCTTGCGGAGTTGTTTCAGTGACAGGTTTTGTAGCTACTCAAACAACTCAAGCTTATGATCTAACTCAAATTAAATTCTGTCCTAAGTCTGCCAGTGGTAAAAAAGGGCAGATAGTTATCAACAAAGAGTATTGCGTAAAACCTCGCTATGTGCTCACCGAAGAATGGAAGAAGTACGGCATGTATGGTAGTAAAATTCCTTACAAAGGCAATTCAATTCAAGAAGTCATGGCATTGCCAACAGACAATCCTAATCAGTTACTTGGCGGAAGTTTTGCGGTCGCTGGACTATGGGGAGCCGCATTAACAATGTATTTTCGATTGCAGAGATTAAATGAAACAGACTACCAACTTAATGAGCAAGAAAAAACTTATGGCTATGGAACTTGGGAAGATAACAAGCATTATCGGGAGACCAAAGCTCATTCGAGGGCGTTGTACACAGATAGATTAAAAGATGGACTAACAGCACAAGATACGGAAGAACGCATACACCTTGGATTAACTGATCCAGAAAACGAACAAGCTAAAGGACGATTACAACTTGAAGATTATTTGAAAAATCGTGCTGTTGCCCATTCAGATGCTGATAAGAAAATTGCTGAAAACTTTAGGGATAAAAGCAAAGCTGACAAAAAAAGACTGGATTTAGAGAAAGCAGAAGAGAAAGTGATTAAAGACAGCAAGTCTAGTTCGGGGAAAATTCAATTAGCTCAAAAGCATCAATGGATATACCAATTACTCAAAATGCCCTTTAAAGTTCTTTCTGGGGAACAAGGTAGCGGTAAATCTACATTAGAAAGATTGGCCATCGACTTGTTGCGGGAGATGGGACACCATGTTGTAGTTATCAATCCTGAAACAATTAGAAAAGGTGCGGCTGCTACGGAAACAATGGCAGGGGTAACAGTTTTGTCGGACATCGATTCTATCAATGAATTTATGAGCAATTTTCCAAAGAGCATACGCGATCGCCAAGACGAAGCTCGCCAAAAAGAAATCGATGAAGATGACTACTTGGATTACTTGAAAGACAAAACAGGACTAAAAGGTAGAGTTGCGATCGTACTTTGTGAGGCCAATACGTACGAAGTTCACAATATTGATCCTAAAGTCTGGGCTACTTTCCTAAAACAAATGACTACCAACATTAGGAAGTGGGGATACACAGGAGTTCTCACTGCTCATTCCATGAATCAAACTAGTATTTCTTCCAAGCTAGCTGGCTTCTCCAAGTTAATCGATTCTTGCCCACGCATCGATTGCATTTCAACTACTGACAAGATGGGCGAAACAGTGGGTAGCGGAAAAGGAACTTTAAAAATGAAAGGCAAAAACGACGAAAACCCTGTAGAGGTTGATCTGCTTCACTATAAGCCACCCACAAAGGAATATTGACTAAAGTGTTGCTAAAAGAGATATTATGGGTTATAGTAGAAAAAAGAAAAAAGAAAAATTGTGAAAATAGAATCCGCAGAAAGAGATGCATTAATTGAAGAGCTAGCTAAAGACTTTTATAAAGTGCAAGGTTATTATGCTCCCCCTACTTGCAGAATGCAAAGTGCTAAAAGTCGAGAAAGGCGCAGATGCGTAGCAATGGCAATTATTGCCGTTAACAAAATTGAAGTAATTCTTGAAAATTGTACAGAAAAAGAAGAGGAAAAAGAGGAAATTAAAAATGTTTGCTAAAACAACACACAAAAATTTCAGCATTGTTATCACAGAAAAAAATAACAAGTACGCTTCCTATATCACGGGAAAAGCAGTAAATAAATATGTTACGGGATTTGACTCAGAAAAAGAAGCTTTTGAAGCAGCTAAAAATTTGATTGATCAACTAACGCAAAAAACTTAAAAATGAAGGGCAAAAATGACGAAAACCCTGTAGAGGTTGACTTACTTCGCTACACAAAGGAATATTGACTAAGGTATTACTAAAAGAGATATTATGAGTTATAGTAGTAAAAAGAAAAGAAAAAGAGGGGGGGCGATGGAATTAGGAGTTTTTTACAGAGATTTGTTGATTGAAAGACTTGCGAAGAAATTTTATGCTGTGCAAGGCTATCACGTTTCTGATAATTACAAAATGCAAACTGCTACGCATCCTCAAGAAGTTGCTTGCGTAAAAATGGCAATTATTGCTATTGAAGAATTTGAAATAATTCTTAAAGACTGCAAAGAAGAAGAAGAAGAAGAAGAAGATTAAACTTGGTATAAACTGCCACCTGGACGCCTTTCGTTTACGACTGTAGCGATAATTGCTTGTTTAAGGGCGGCTTCTTTGCCCTTATCAAAAGCACCTTTGGATTCACTGCCAACATTTATTGGAACATTGATTGTAAGTCCCCCACCAACGCCAGCGCTAGCAGAAAGAGTGCCCGCGTCTGCTCCGATCATGCCACCAGAAGCAAAATTAAGCCTCCCGGTAATTTTATTCCAAATCTGCGCTTCTTTGTGATTTAGAATACGCTCTCCTTCGGAAGCTACAATTAAGTGAGCGCGTCGCCCTGTCATTGCCCGTTCACGCTGCATCGCCCCAATAATCCCACCATTAGCATAATTGCCAATTTCACCGCCATTAGCAAAGCCGAGTAATCCGCCAAGTATGCCACCAATTCCTCCGCCAAGTAATCCACCTCCTCCGGATTCTTGAATAGCTGGCTTATTAGAAATCCCAAATATAGAAGCAAAGATTTCATTGGTTAGGTATTGGGCTGCAAGATTGGCAAGATTATCAGCGATACCGCCAATAAGATTTGAAAAAGCTTCTCCAATGCTTGCAGTTCCTCGAATCATACTGCCAAAGAAGCCTTCAAATTGCCCTTTAGTCGATTCCATTACCCCAGTCCATACATCAAATTCAGCCCGAATATTTTCCAGCTTGATAGTATTCAAGCTTTCTAGATTCTTGCGTAGCTCGGATAATTGCTCATTAGAATATTTACCAGAGGCTGCTAATTGCTCTATTTCTAGTGAGCCTCTTCTATATTCATCCTCAGCACCCATCTGAGCAATTTTCTTGTTCAGAGGATTTGCAATTGTGCCAAGATTGAATCGACCTAAGTATTGAGAGCCAGCCGATAAAAGAGATTTTCTAGACTCAGAAATTTTATCTAATCGTCCTTCGTGCTCTCCTCTTTCTGTAAGTTGTCTATCAAGGAGTTCTCGATCAAAGCGTTGCTGAGCTTCCCTTGGAGCTTTTAATAAAGAAGCAAAGGCTTGAGCTTTTCTGCTGTTTAATAACTTAAGAATATCTTTGTTGATTTCTTTTTTTATTTGCTCATCAATAGCCCTAATGGTTGAGTTGTAAGCGACACTAGCATCAAGGGATGCTGCTTCTTTCTCTGCATCCAAAGTAGCAAACAAATCAGGAATACTTAATCTACTTCTTTCTGCTAAAGTGCGTCGATTGGCGGCATTACGTTTTAGTATTTCAGATCTACCTTGACTGTAGTTGTCCTTTGCTTCGCCCAAGCGAATCATTTCAGCTTCATAGCTTTTCTTTTCTATATCTCCAATCTCTTTGCTTTCTGCTTCTGCGCTATCAAGAATTTGTTTGTTAATCTGTCCCAAAACTGCTTTAACAGAAGGAAGAAGTTTTTCTAATTTCTGAATGTATTCTTTTCTGTAAGGTATCTCTGCGTCTGTACTAGATCTCAGCACAGCCAAAGTACTTTCAGCAGTATCTATTGCTTCTTGCTGTTTGACGCGTTGCTCTTGAAGTTGCTGTACCTGATCTTCATACTTGCGTTCAACTGCGATCGCTTGTCGAGTCGCTTCGACTCCATAAGTTTGATAGCCCAGTCCCAAGCTGGAATCTTCCAAATTTCTTTGTGTAGCTTTTGTACTACGAAGATTTTCAATTCGATTAGTTTCTAATTGAGACTGAGCACGGCGAGCGTTTCTTTCGGCATCAAGTTGGGCAAGCTTCCGACTTCCTTCAAATTTGGCAATAACTTGGGCATTCTGTTGATTCAAGTTATCCAAAGCAACTTTCCCTCCTGCGCCAATCATTACACCACCAGGATTCGATTGCCCTTGTGCCAAACCACTGGCAGAAGAATAAGCTCTAGAGTTATTCAAGTTAGGAGAACCGGTTGCGCCGCCTTGCCCAAGTACACGGAAGTTTACATTGCCTACGCCAACCTTGTCTAAACCGATCGCCCGCGCGGCAGACGTGCTTAAATCAAAGCCGCGAGTACTGTGGGGAACAAACTTTCCTCCTTTTTTTTCATATGGGCCATGATCGTTCACTCGGACAACGACGGATTGTCCGGTAGCTGGGTTTGTGATTTGAACTTGAGTGCCAAAATTTAGTCCAAGCTGCTTACGAAGGGTTTCGTTGATAGCAGCAGTCATTTTATTTTGATCAAATGTTTCCCCGCTAGCTGTAGGCTTCCCATCAAATCCATCTCCTGCGCCATAGAAAGAAGCTTTGGTGCTGCCAGTATAAGGACTAGGAGAAGAAGTTTGAATTTGTCCGCCTCCGCCACCGGCTCCAAGAGTACCAGATTTCAGGAAATCAATAGGATTTACAGATCGCCCATTGATTCTAGTTCTGTAATGCAAGTGTGGACCAGTTGAACCGCCAGTATTGCCGACAGTTCCTACTTGTTGCCCAGCGGCTACTTGTTGTCCTTCTTTCACCATCTGCTGATCTAAGTGCATAAAAGTATGCTCTACTTTCTGCCCTTTGGAATCCAGCGATTCAATAACTACATATTTACCTCCGCCACGAGCTTCATATTTGACCCCAACAACAACACCTGCCATTGGACTAACAACAGACGTGCCAATTGGCGCGGGATAATCTACACCATCATGAAACTTGTGTTTGCCGCTTATCGGATGAACGCGATCGCCATAACCGCTACTAATAGTAGAATTATTTCTTCCTCCTATTGGAAAGACTAGAGATTGATTGTAGCCTCCAGTGTAGCTACCAACTGTTGCACCCGGCGCTAGTCCTGGAAGATTTCGATTTAGGTCAACGCCTTGTTTAATGATGTCTTTGTAAGCGTTTTCATTTTGTAAGATTTGGCGTTTAGCTTGGATTTCTTCATTAGCAATCTGTCCCAAAGATTCAGTTATCTGAACGATAGAGTCAACAAATTGGTTAACAAAATTATCTTGAGTGCCCGAAATTGCTGCTTTTAATTTAGACTTAACATTAGTTAATTTAATTGTCTGGGCTGCTTCTTGGGCTGCAATACTTAACTCTTGAGTCTGCCTTTGAATTGATTGATAGTATTCTAAGACGGCTTTATTTGAATCGTATATTTGCTTAACAAGATTGTTTTGTTGTTCTGCTTGTTGAGCATTTAGCCTATATGTTTCGGCTTCTAAATCCCTAACTTGTGCAAGTTTTTCGAGGACTGATTTGACTTGGGGATTGGCTTGATTTTCTTCCGCTCTTCCTTTAAGTTCGGCAGAAGTTGAGTTTTTGTCAATACCTAAGTCATTTAATACTTGCAACGCATTTTGGTTGTTCAACTCTGCGTATTTCTGACGGATAACAGAGATGTTTGCAGCAACTTGTTTAGATATCTGCTCTTGTTGTTTTAGCGAGTCAGTGAACGCATTTTGCCCAGGCGTGATTGCCCCAGAAGCTTCCTGAGACTGCAAAGTAACTTTTGATATATTGGATAGAGATTCAAGCCTAGACTTTGTTCCCTCCAAGGAAGCATCTAGTCTTGCAAAACTGCGCTCAAATTCAAGCAGACTGCTTTGAGATGAACGGGTAGATTTTGCAAAATACTCTTGTTTTTCTGTTACTTCAACCAAGCCTTTCTTAAGTTTCTGTAATTGAATTTCGCTCTCTGCGGTAACAACACCTTTTTTCTTCTGCTCCTCCATAAGCTCAATCAAATCTTTGATTGTTTTTGCCTGAGTAGCATAAGCCGTTTGATAAGTTGTTGGAGTCCTGTTTGCTTCTTCGCGTTTTCTAAGCAAGTCTTGTTCTTGCGCTATTAAAGCTTCCCGCCCTTTGGCATCACCAGGATTGTTGACCTCTAATCCTCTGCGTCTATTTTGGACACGTTGATATTCTGCATCCAAAAGTTTTAGATCACTGATAGCTTTTGTTGACGTAGATGACTCTGATTCTTTCTTTAATCTTTGAGAGGTTGCTAACAGTTCTTTGGAAGCTGACAAATAATCTTCAAGTTCTTTTATCTGAACAGGTACACGAGTAGTTGAGAAAACCGAGAAAGGATTTTTCTGGATTTTATCGTTATACTCGTAAGCTAATCGCTGCCTAAGTTCTTCAGTATTCCCAGCAAGAGGCTTAGCGGCTCCTGTCCCAACTTTGTTTAAAGATTTGTTTAGCTCATCAATAGATTGATTAATCTGCTTAGTATTATCTCTAATGCTTGAAGCGAAGTCTTGATACTGTTCTTTTAGCGCAGAAAATATCAAGATAACTGCTTCAAAAGCTAAGAACTGAAGTAACAAAGGAGCCAATGCAGTAAGAGCGGTAGCAGAGAAAGTTGCAATACTTGCTCCCAATGTTTTGAAAGATATTCCTGTAAGTAATGTATTTGCTTGTATTGAGAATAAGCCTTGAATAATTGGGAACCAAAAAGGTTTTGTAATGAGCAGAATAAAGAACTGAAAACCGTTTATCAGTAGAGGTAGCATACCCGTAAGTTTTTCAATTCCGCCACTCAAAACATTTAAAGAGAATGTTTGCAATGGTAAAGCTAATTTGCCAATTGATTCTTGAGCTTCTAATGTTGCATTCTTAAAGCGACCCATTGCATAAACGGAAGTTTTGAGCGCGCCGGGCAAGCCAGCAGAAGTCTCGATTGATAATTGTTGTGCTAGTCTTGGCAGAAAATCTTCTGCAAGAATCTGACCCTTCTCTATCAGTTGATTCATTTCTTGGGTAGTCAACCCGTAAGCCCTTGCCGCCACTTGCGCTGCACCAGGAATAGCCTCACTTAATTGCTGTCGTAACTCTTCTTGAGATACGATTGTTTTTCCTGCCATTTGTTGAAGTGCTAACAAACCGCGTTCTTGTTGCTCTGGGGTTGCTCCCAAGACAGTAGAAGCTTGTTGAACGGCTCCTACTATTCTTCTGGTTGGATCGCCCTCTAAAGAGCTTCCACGGGTTACTGCGGCAAAGGCTCCACCTTGAGTCAAGGATGTAGAGATATCAGAGCCTAAGCGTTTGGCATTACCACGGAAGAATTCTAAGTTTTTATTGGCGTCTGCGCTGCTGTTAGAAACAAATTTAATGCGTCGTTCTAGATTTTCTAGATTACTTGCAACCTGACTAGTTGATCTACCAAAATCTATTAATTGAGATCCAAAAAGCTGAAAAACAGTAAATCCTGCAAAAGCAACAGCGATTGCTTTCGCCGCGCCAGAAAGTTTAGAGAAATTTCCAAGTAATTTATCTATTGAATCAGCAGGAGAATCGATTAAATCTTGAAAGAGTTGCTTAAAATTGATTTGTCCTATTGTATCTAAACCTTGCTTAAAACCTTGTCCGACAAAACGACCTATTCTTTCAAACACTTTTGAAGGCGATTGAATTTCTAAGGTTTCTTCTGTCACATCTATAGCAATTTGTGCCATAGCTTGAGCAGATTTCTGAACATTAGCAATGGATTGCTTTAATCCTTCATTAAAACCAGCACCTGTATCGAGTCCGGCTGTTTTAGCTTCACCAAGAAAAGTTTTTGCGCCTTTTTCTGATGTTGTTATTTGCTGTCTAGCAATTTTGGCTGCTTTTTTGATAACTTCAGGAACATCTTGCCCAAAAGAGACGAGTAGATCACTTATAGACTGACGAGCTTTTTCTGTTGCAGCAAGAACATCCTTAGCTAAAGCATCGCCCTGAGTAGATCCTTGTCCAAACTGTTTTGCTGTTCTTAATTGTTCGGTGAAAACATTTCCTAAAGACTTAATTGAATCTTTAGGTTCTCCACTAGCAACACGAGTAATATCTTTGTTTAGGTTTTTAACTATCTCTGCAACTCGCTTCTGCATAGAAGGAATCTGAGATTTTAGGTTGGCTAATTGCACTCCTAGCTCAGAAGACATTCTTTCTTCTGTTGGCAAGCTTTGAATTGCTTCATTTAATTGTTTCTGAATCTCAGGAACTACTTTTAAGATTGTGTCAATATAAGCAGAAGAAAGTTCAGGAGTTCCTGCCAAATAACCTTGAGATTTTTTAATTGCTTCTTGAATAGCAGCTATTTGAGTTTTTATTTTGTCTGTGTTTGGTGAAGTCTGCTGAGCTTTTACTATCTCTTTTTTAGTATTCTCTATAACTTGCTTTGCTGTTTCTGCAACGGCTTGACTAACTTGCTTTGCTGATTGTTCAACAAAAGCTTTCTCAGGAACATTCGGAATAGTTAAAGGAATTTTTACTTCTGCTTTTTTAACTCCCAATTCAGTAGCTTGAAGCTTTGCAATCAAGTCACTCATCTCAGAGTTAATGCTTTGATATTTTCTTCCATAAGTACCGCTGTATTGTCCACCAACTTTAGCAAATTCTTTTTGATGAGATTCTAATTCTTTTGCAAGTTCTTGTCCTACCTTAGCTGCGGCGAGTCCAGCTTGAGGTACTAAATGCTTATAAATATTTTGAGCTTTAGCGATCGTTTCTCTTGCTTGTGTAAATTCCCTGCTTTCAGGCGCAGAAGCAACGTAAACATCCTCAAAATCTTTTGCTATTTCTTCAAGTTCTTGTCTCGTCTCTGTTGTTGCAACAAGAATTTGTCTACGAATCATTTGTAAATTAGCAAAAGCTTGTTCTGAGAACTTCTCTAATTGCTTAGAGTCAAGCTTCTTCAAATCATGCGCTTTAAAAGCTTGTGCCGCTCCTTTGGCTCCAGAAATATCTTCGCTTGTAAAGCGCTTTGGCATTCCTTGAATGAAGTTTTGTAACTCAGCTATTCCAGCTTCTTTGTAATTTTCGTAAGGATGTCCAAAAACGCCGAGTATGTTTTGTTGAGAACTAGAGACATTAGCTAATCCTAGCTTGGCATACATTTTATGAGTTTCTGCGCCAAGTGTTTCATCGGGAGAAATAATCTTTCTATTTCTTGAATCCAGTCCACCAATAAATTGAGGAGTTCCTACACCAAGATAATCAGCTTTCTGTCCATATCCCATCAAACTTACAATCTTTTCGGCTTCTTCTGCTGCAAAGCCTCCTCCACTTTCTCCTAAAAATTTTACTTTAACATTGGGGTTTTTCTCCAATGCAGCCATCGCTTGAGCAGCCATTTCTATAGCATCTTTTGAATAACCACGCAAATGTGGCTTTGCCATAGATGTCATTAAAGCGATCGCCTTCTCTTTTGCTTTTGACATAGCTTCTTTAGGTAAATCTGTATCGTCATTTTTTACCCAAATTGCTAAATCATTTGCACTGATTTGTTTCTTCAAGTCTCCAGCTAGTCTCTTTCCACTTAGTCCTCTTGCTCCCGCATAGCCGCCAGTAGCAATATAAATTTGCTCTGTCTCAGAAGTAACAGCATTGGCACTATTTCTTGCTTTATTTTCTTCTAAAATTTGTAAAGCTCTTTCTCTAACAAGTGGAACAGCACGAGTCTGTAATCCTTTCTCTCGTCTGCTTGAAATCTTTTCGCCTAATCCACCAAAGAATTCTTGAGAAGCTTGCTTGTTAAAAAGAGATCCTTTTACGTCGGAAGATATGTCAACAATATCTTTTTTAAGCGTTGAAAGTTGTGACTGAAATTTATTTGGATCAATTAATTCTTTGGTAAAGGCATTAAACTTGCCTTCAATCGTGCTAGCTTTTGACTCTAGAGAGGCTATAATTGCTTCCCCTACTTTATACCCTGCGGACTCAAAGCGTTCTTCTAATAAGACTCCAGCTTTATTTATAGATGCTTTCAAGTCTTGGTTGTCCACAACAAAGACTTTTAAAGGTTTTGCGGCAGTATCAAAAATACTTCCTATCGCAGCTTTTACATCTACTCCTAAATTTCTTTTCAATCCAGAAATCATTTGACTTCCAAGCATTGATCCAAATAGCTGACCAATACCTAGAGTAATGCCAGAGTTTAAACTAACTGCGTCTTTTACTTCCTTTCCAAGTCCTTTGAAAGAATTAGATAAAGATTTTTTTACTTGTTGTCCTACTTCTGTTCCTACTAGTTCTGCTTCTTGCCTAATGTTAGCTTTTACATTTACTACTACGTCTCTCTGTTTAGTAATAATGTCTAGTTCTTTGTTTAATTTTGTTAAAGAGGTATCGTCAACTTTAACAGTTAAAGGATTCTGATTGAAGTACTGTTGTACTTGCTGAAAATGTATTTTTTTGAAGTCTAAGTGTTTATTTAAAGAAGATAATGCGGAATCGTTAACCGTTATTTTGAAGTTTGTATTCTTAAAGCTGGACTCTATTTCTTTGGCAGCTTGAGTTGCGATCGTCTTTGCTCTTGCAATGTCCCGATCTAATTGTTGAAAGCTGCCAATAAAATTAATTTCTAACGTACCTAAATCCATAAAAACTCATAATAATTTGGCAGTATTATAACACAAAAATTCTTGAAAATATTTTTAAGAATTTTTGTATAATTATTAATATAAAATTCACTTGATTACAATTCAAACTTTATTTTATCTATTAAAGAAGCTATCTTAGAAATTTGATTACTAAAAAGCAACTTTTCTTGCTCTTCTTCCGCTTCTTCTTTTATTTTTTCTTCTATCTTTTTGTGCGCTGCTTCAAGAGCTTCTGCTTTAGACAAGAAAATTACTTTGCTAATAAACAAACTGTCTTCTTTGTTGCCCCAAAGATCAAAATAATATTTGCCATTGAAATCATTAACAGTGAAATAGAAACCTTTATATTCTTCGTGACCATAACCATAGCCTGATTCAATTTCCGTCCAATAATTTTGAGACATTTTTGTTTTTCTCTGTCTAACAACAATACAGTCATCGAAGAATAAAATAGCCCGTAAAACACGGGCTATTTTATTAAATATCTATCAATCTCTCGACAAGATCTACTGAGTTTTTAAAAGATTCGCAAACTTCCGATAACTTTTCTCTTGAAAAGTTTTTAACAAAAAGGTGTTCTGTTCCAGCATAGGAAGACCCCAAAACCGCTTCATTTATGCAGTCTGAAGTATAAGGATTAAAAGCTATTCTAATCCAATAGTTTTCATTTAATCCATCCACTTCTAAGAAAGCTATTTGCTCTTGTTTTTTGAGAAAATCTGCAATTGCTTGAGCAATAGTTTCTGTCATTGTTGTATCTGTATGCTCACAGTACATTGACAACGAATTGTGCAAGTGTTCATCAATGCGAAGCGATAAAGCAATTTTTGCCTTACTCATTTTGGTTTAAACCTACTTAATTATATTTAGTATAGCAGGTTTAAACCAAAATACAATAAAATCAAGTAGGAATTTGCTCGACCACGTTGTTCTGGCTAATCACAATCAAGTCCGTCAGCAGTCTCTCCCCATATCCAACAGGAATAGGTAGCCCTTGAGCACTAGACCCAGCAGATCTATCGAATAAATATGAGTCTTGTTTCTCCGCCGAAGTAGCAGGAGTTTTGCTTGGCGGGGAGATTAACTGAGAGATTCCAGAGAATACCAAAGCTGCCCCAAGCAATCCCACGGTAGTTGAACTAAGTGACAGACCTATGAAGCTAAGGGAAGCAGGCATAAAGAAGGCAGCCGCAATCAGCGCGCCACCTAAAAGAATTTTACCAAATCCTCCTGCCCCTTGAATTACTGGCGCAATAATGATTACTTCTTCTACTGGATAGTCGAACTGAGTTGCGTCTATCCCTTCTGGATGAGATTTATCGATGATAACTCGGTAGCTGACACCCTGCTCTTCGCTGGCGTAAAGATACTCTGTGAATTTGGGGCAGTTACACGCGATCGCTTTTATTGCTTGAGAAGCATTACGAATGTCTGCGCGCCATTCTCTCCCGAATATCTGCCCAAGTTTCCCTAGCAATTTGATGGTTTTCATCTCTGTATATTTTGTGTTAATATTATCTGATACCCAGCAGACTAAGAAGTACTACTAATACTTCCTAGTCTTAAGATTCCACTGGGACTTACCTGATCAAGAGGCAAGCTATGTCTAATGGTAGCGTTATTCGTGTCACGATTCATCTTGGTAACATCCCCTTAGATGTCTTCCAGCTAGAGGATGGAAGTTATATTCTTTCGCAAGATCAAGTCTTTGAAGCTGTTGATGTCATAAATAAAAACTATCCGCGCTTTCTTCGGTCAGAAAAGCTAGACAGCTTACCGTGCATGGAAAGTCTTAAGCCGCCGATTCATTTTAAGGGTATAAGTAAAATTAAACCTTTAACTATTGAGCAGGCATCTGCCATTTGGGGAGCTTTGGCTGCCAAAGGAAATCTAAAAGCAATTGCTTTGTTAGTTGCATCAGCCACAGAAGCCATTGAGCGCCGTGCTGATATTGTGTTTGGCAAGGTTAGGACTGAAGCAGAAAGAAACGAAAGGTTTAAGTCCAGGATAGCCGGAAAAGTATCTAGAAGGACGTGGACGCAAGCGATCGCTGACTACGTAAATACTCACGAAGTATCTGATAACTACCGCCAATGGATCTACATCAATGTTTCTGATACCTTGAATCTGGCGTTATTTGGCAAGAAAGCTAAACAACTTTGCGAAGAACGAGGATGTACCAAAGAAACGTTGCGCGACACTCACGACGAAGCCAACCTGAGGTTGATAGATAGAATTGAGGATTACGCTATGCGACTGACTGATAGAGGTTTGGAGCCAAAATTGGCAATTGCAGAAGCTATAGAATTTTATAGATAAAATAAAAGCCAGCCAGTTCACTGGCTGGCTTTTTCTTAACTATTACAGGCGATCACTTTTATCACTTAAGCGGAGTGTAGGAGATGTCACCGTTGTGAAAAATTATTTTGCGTACTCCAAACGACTGCTAACAATTTTGGTGAATTTGCTTTTGTGGCGTAACAGTTTACCTGTGCGATAGCTGCTACCACCGAATACTGTATAACCGCTAAATCTTCCAGCTAAATGATGTAAAACTATATTGCGTTCTGGCTCCCAAACAATTGCCGCGTGATTCAATTTCGCCGATCCAATTTGCATGAGTAGAATATCATATTTTTGCAAAGGAGCACGGCGATCGCACTCAACAAATCCTTCTTTAGCAAAATTCTCTACAAAGAAATTCCAGCTAGGATTGTCATTCCACTCCCCTTCCTTTCCCCTAGGGTAATCATTAAGCAGAATATTCAAATCTTGCTTATAGACATCCCTGACCAAAGCATAGCAGTCCAACAAGCCATAAGAGAAAGGACGGTCAATGTAGGGAGGAATATAGCCAATAGGATAAAGTATCTTAACTTCTTCTTGAGGTAAGGACAGAAGAATCCAAGGTAATCCAGAAGCTTCGCAAACAGCGCGGTCAACTTGGCTAAAGTCTAATTTACCGTTCTGAATTGAGGAGTAAGTATGACTATGATAAATAGCAGCTATCTGACCTTTCTTAGCAGCCGCAGCATAAGAGTTTACAGATATTTCAAAATGATTTAGAGGATCCGGGTGCACATTTTGACAAGGGAAAATAGTCAACTTTGAAGATTGCCAAATAAGAAATCCACACGCTTCGTAAGGCTGATTGTTTAAACAAATATCTAATAATGTTCTTTTTAATGGCAAGAATTCAATCAGTGTCAACATGTTTTTATTTAAAACTCTCTTTATAGTATCATCTTTGTTACAATATTACTACTCGCAACACACCTATCGGAACATGGAACAATCAAGAATAATTGTGTTGAACATTCTCAAAACATCTCATACAGATATTCATCAAGCGCTGAACAAGCTAACTCGCGCTACACCATCAGAAATTCAAAGTTTAAAGCCAGAATTAGCTCTGATTATCAGCAAACTGGCTACTGCGATCGCTATTCTTTAATTTATTTTGCAAAATTGTATTAATGCTAAAAAATCCTTGTGCATTTGCACAAGGATTTTGATTTAAAGTTCATTGTTTTTTTGTTAAATTAAATTAAAAATCTATCTCCCAGTCTGGAATACATCCTTCAAGTTTATCATATGCTAGATCAGTGATTTCATCAACTTGTTCGTATGTCCATTCTTCTTCATCTTCTGGATAATCATCAGGAATTTCGATGGTTACAGTAGTGCAAGCTAAAAACTTAATACTTTTAGTCTTCATCTTTTTTTTTGCTTTCTTAATTACCTCTGTAGTATATCCAGTAGTCCTACGGCTGTCAAGTAGTTTTTGATTTAATTTATTTTCATAAAAGTGTTGCTAGTAGTCTAACGATAGTATATATTGAAAAAAAGAAAGAGAAAAGGGTCGGTTTTGTGATTTTAGAATTCAGTCTTGCACTCAACAAAGAATGGATTGAGGAAGAGTCGTTGTTGCGGGTTTTAATAACAGGATACGTTGAAAAAGAAGTTTTTGATAAAGATCAAACAATAATTCAAGAATGGCACTTTAATTGCCCCGATATATTAAAGAAAGGAGTTTTAATTGGATGTTATCTCGTAAAGTACAGCAATGTGACCGGAAAAACTAAATTTAACTTTGTTGCTTTAGTAGAATTAGAAAGAACTGATGTTGCTTTAGCAGAGCTAGGAGAGGAGCCTGAAATAAATGAAATTGAAATTGAGTTAGAGTTAAGATACGTTAGAGAAGTAAGAAGTTTTCCAAGTATGTAAACAAAAAACCTCGGTTAACTGCCGAGGTTTTTGTTATTAATCAAGCTGCAAAGTTAAGTCTCCTATATCAAAATAAATTGGATCACCTGCATTGATATTTTTAGGAGCAGTTAAAGTATTTCCAAGCATCCAAACACTAGAAGCATCGTACATTCCCCAAGCGACAACCGTAGAGGCAGCCGTAAAAGCAGCAAAGCTAATCTTTACGCCATTAGATTTTATCCTGTTGGCAGCAGCAGGAAAATTTGTTGTGTTGTTTGTTATTTGCACTCGGGCATAAGTTGCATCAGCAACTTCCGTGCCTCCAACTCCAGTTGTAAAGTTTGGTGAAGCAGTAAACAAAGCTATTCTTACGTTAGCGGAAGGGGTTGCAACTGTTGCACCTAAGAAATGATTCCAAACAGTGTTGGCGAAAGTAGTTCCAATGGGCATTTTATTATTTTTCTATAGTAACTATCAAATTATATTTCCTTTGTATTGATATTTGCAAGTTTCCTTTTTTAGGAACAACTAAAGAAGGTGTAACCTGTAGTCTAAGATTAAAGGAAGAACTTAAGACTGAATTAGATCTTAAGCTTCCCGAATTAGTCTTAATGTTTAAATTTATTTGACTAGGGAAAACCAAAGAAGTAGAAATCTTTTTTTCCGTTTTAACTTTTAGCGAATCATTAATAAGAAAACTTGACTGATTTTTTAATGATGCCGCTTGCCTTAAGACTACAAAGCTTGAAGAAGAAAACAACGATATAGATTTAATTTTAATATCAGATTTTAGTTTTAAATCTAATATACTAACAGAAGTAAAAGGAAATTTTAACCTTAGATCTGATTTGAGTTTTAAGTTTAACGTGCTACTAAAAGTAGAAGACAGCTTTAACTTTAAATCTGTTTTTAGTTTAAAGCCTAAAGAAGAAATGACTGGAGCGGCAAGAATTAATCTTTTGTCTATTCTAAGATTTAATATATTTGTTAGATTAGTTGGTAGATTTCCTTTTAGCTTTTTATCTGTTCTTAATGCAAGACCTAACGAAGAATTAAGTGGCGCATTAAGAATTAATCTTTTGTCTGTTTTAACATTTAATAAATTTGTTAAGTTAGTTGGTAGATTTCCTTTTAGTTTTTTGTCTGTTCTTAATACAAGGCTTTGAGTAGATTGAATTAAAGAAGTATTGATCAACCGTGCGTCTAATCTAAGCCGATTTATTGTGCTAAGCAAGATTAAAGAAGATGATTGAAGTCTTATATCTTCTCCCGTGCTAATTATTACATCCCTAAAGTAAGTTGCATTGTTAAAAGCAGCATTCGGAATTCCAGTGTGAGAACCATTAAAAAGACCTGCGCTTACAGTAGCCGTAATAAGTCCTTGCTGAATTTCAGAAGAATGATAAGCGCTTTGATAGGGATAGTATCCAGCATTGCTACCATTCCCACAATTGACGGCTACTATATATCGTTTTCCTACCACAGCATCAATTGGCTGCAAGAAATAAACTTCTTTCCATCCAGCAGAAGAAGAAGTATCTGCAAAAATAATAGAATCAATAAGAGTACTCGTGTCAGCATCCCATAAAGTTCCCAAGTGATCAATATTTGGCTCCAAAGATGGTTTATAAAATCGAACGCCTACAATTTTACAAAGGGCAGTCAGTGTAAAACGAAACCCCATGTTGTAGCTAACATTATCAGTTCCTTCGTTGGGTGGTATAATGTTACTAAAAAAGTTTTGTATAGCCATGACAAATATAAATGCTTTTTGGAAAGGTGAATTAATTGATTTTATAGCAGAAGTTAAAGAAAATGATACTGCGTTAGATGCTGACAGCGTTATCATTCATTTTAAACTTCCAACAGAAGAAGAATTCAGCTATCCTATGACCCGAACTGCTTTAGGAACTTACAAATATACTCTCGACACCACTCAAAGCTTAATAGGACTACACTTCTTTAGAATACTTGCCACAGGTAATATCCAAGCAGCCAACGTCGGACACTTTGCTGTTAGTCAATACTTGTAAAAACCAAATACCAACAAGCGATCGCACTAAGTCGAATTAGGCGATCGCTTGTTGGTATTTAGCTAGTATGGCATCAAAGAGAATCTGTCAAGTAGTTAAACAGATTAACTGTAAGTATCGATTAAAGCTTGTTTGATAGCAAAGATGTCTTTTTCAGTCACGTCGTAAGTCTTTTTGATGTCATCCCAAAGTCTTTTGCAAGCAATATGGCAGTGAATGTAATCGAAAAAATCCTGTAATCTATTGATGTCAGGAAAATTCTTTTGGTAAGGACTCCTGATTAGATCGTGAAGCAATTCTGCAATCTCTTGGTGCATCAGAGTAGCATAGCTAAAGAGGCGGTGATGTGAGGCGAGATCTTAGGGCTATTCATCAATTCTAGAATGATTTGTTTGGTACGAGATGTAACAGGTTTTTCTTCTTTAGCTTTCTTAGCAGCCTCTCGAAAAGGAAGTAAGTCTACAGGGTCAGAAGGTTTATCTTTGTCGCCAAAACCATTGAATAATCGTGTCCAACCAATTGCATGAGTGTAAGAAGCAAGGTTGGCATCTTCTTGCTTCTGTTTCTCTAGCTCTTCAAGACACTCAATGATAAGCCAGTCTGGTTGCTCTAAGAATTTTTCCCAGCAGTAGAAACGAGGATCGGCAATTCGATATCCTTGGATTCGCCAGTAGATTTTTCGCCAATCAATACTGGTGATAGCTGAGGTTGAATCTCCGTCGGAGGTGTCTCTGATGTCGTCTTGTCGGGAGTCTCCCCCAAATTTTTAATCCAGCCTGATTGCTCATTCTGATAAAATTCAAAAATCAAATCAATCATTTGTGGATCTTGTTCACAAGTGTCTGAATCGCTCCAATTTTCTTCACCAAGAATATAGGATTGAGACAAAGATGAATAAAGAAAGCCAACTTCGCCTGCGGGAAGATCTTGTGCGATTGCACTTACGTCAATAGGAAGCGGCGTATCTTCTTCAGCAATTCGGTAGTTACCGTTAACAGTTACTAATACATCGCCAAATTTAATTTCTTGACCATCGTGAATGTAAAAGAAATTTGGCTCAATTAAAATCTTTTTGTCGTTCATTTTGGCGGGTTTTGCCAAAGTTACAGGCTTGGCTGACCGACCTTTGATAAACTTGACCCCATCGGCAGTGTCGGAGTAATAGCCTTTGATAAACAAAGTAGCTACTATGCTTTTTTGCTTTTGACTGCTAGCTTGCTTTAAGAATTTACCAGTTTGAGCGGGGTATTGAGCATATAGATCTGAAATAGGAAGAGGAGCTATTTCTGATCCGTCTTCTAACTTCTTACCAAAGACTAGATCTGAAGCTTCTTGGCGAGAGATACCTTTATCTTTGCAGATTGCACTGACTAAAGAATCTAAAGCAAAAGTTGATTCTTGTCTAGCGGCTTCAAATTCAGCTAATTGATCTCTTTCGCCAGCTTTTATGTAGCCTAACTTTGCAAAATAAAAATAACCTAAATCTTCATTTCCTACGGAAACTATTTCTAATCTTTGAAATTTCTTTCTGTTGGCAGGTTTCAGCATATTTTCACTTCTAAATCATCATTGATACTGGATCGAGCTTGATAATTGGCAACAGATAAAAGACTATCTGGCAATTCTATTTTAAACTCTGTAGTGCCATTGTACACTTTAATTGTGCCGGAAATGCCACCTTTAAAAACAGTCGCACCGCAAAAAATTGTGTTTCCTGCGATGCGACAATTAACAAGACAGACTAACAAGCCTGTCGAGTCTACTAAATAATCAAACATTATTAGAAGTAGGAAGGACGCCAGATTGGATCACCCTGAAGTGCCATCTGGAAAGAATAACGTTTTACTTCATTCTGGTTACCTGGCTGAGAGAAGTTTGTAGTTTTTACAGCACCTTCAAAAGTTTCTCCGTCAGGATAAACTAACGTAGCAAAAAATTCTCTACCAAAAAAACCAGGGTCGCGACAAATTTTCTTAACTTCCTGCAATTGTAAATCGTAAGGAATTTCAATGCCACTCATCTGAAATGTTCGGGCTGCCCGAATCATTGCCATTTCCGTGCCAGAGCCAGATTGAGTGTTAGTAGTGTCTACAGTCGTATCTTGTTGCTGTAGTTCAAATCCTTGGACACCAAATAAGGCTCTAGAGCCATCAACAAATGAAGCTGTACTATTTAGAGCAACGGGACGCTGAACAGACGCAACAAGGGCGACAGTGTTAGTAGTAAGAACCGTAACATCTTCTGTAAACAATATTTGCTGCCTATCAATAGCAGCAGAAGGAGCAACAAAAGAAAGAGAAGATCCAGATTTTATAACAGTAGAAACGTTTGCAGTCAGAGTAACTGATGTTGCGCCAGCCGCTGCCGCAACTGCCATTGTAATAGTTTTTCTGGTGACTGTTCGGCTACCCCTAGGTAATAGCAGTAAGTCTAAACCAAAGTTTAAAAGAGTAATTTCACCTACAGGTCTTGGCATTGTTTTTACCTAAAAAAAGAAAAGAATTGAAAAAAGATTAAGGAGCTTTGGCAACACGAATAGCCGTATAATAAGCCTCCATGTCAAGAGGAATGACAGAAAGAGATCCAGTAGGAACACTAGTAATCATAGGAAACGTTCTAGTGGCGTTTAAATCAGTTCCGTCAGCATTTAACAGACTGCCATCATAGGCATAAAAAGTAACACCTGCGGTCATTAAAGAAGGATTGACAGGATCTCTGTAAAAATTTACTTTGAGTAAAATCAGAGTTGGCGTAATCGCTGGCGGATCAAAAGTAATTGTCCCAGCGGAAATTAAAGCAGTTGTTGCAGCACTTAAAGTTAAGCTTTGATCACCAACTGCTTTTGCGGTAACCGTTGTGCCGCCAGCAATGCCAGTACCTGAAACCGGATCACCTACGCGAATATTTACAAATCCATTAGCGATCGCAGTGGTCAAAGTAGTACTGCCACTTGCAGCGCTAGAGACTACGGTGAAGGCGGCTGGATCAATCGAAGCAAGTTTCCATCTAATTAAAGTTGCGTCTTCTTGAGCAGTGTCTATTTCTACTGGAGTTTGAGCGTTTGCAACAACACTCAATGCATTAGTAGTAACACTTTTATTTCTTTCTAAAGCAACGGTAGGCATTTTGCTAATAAACTATAGGATTAAAAACAGAAAGGTTCGCTTGTTCAATAATATCGTTAGATGCTGGCATATAGCGATAATTTTTCACAACTAATCTAGTTTCTATTTTAGATATAGCAGTAACAAGTTTATTTGAAGGAACATAATTTTTCAAAACAATTTGCCACATTTGAGGCTTGTATTTTATTCCTCCACTCATTGATTCTGAAGGGCTTAAAGGCTGCTTCATAATCAAACATTCAAGTCCATTACTAGAAGAAGGAGGATTAGAGTCTGCGCCATACACCCAAATAGATATCTGATTGTTTGTATAAACTCCTAATTCATTAGACAAAACTCCTAGCAGTAAAGTACGCAACTCTTTGGAATTCATTAGTTAATCTCCAAAGAATAAGATGCCAATAGATTCCCCAGATCTACGATATTTCTTGGGCTAGTCACGACTTCGCCGCTGCGTCTTACAGTTAAGCGATTCCATTGCCAAATAGGCGATCGTATTGACTCTTGACAGGCTTCTCCAAATTCGTTAGCAACATTAATAAAAGCTTGGCGGAAATTGTAACTATTGTAAATAAAATTATATTTATACTGAGCCAAAAAATTGTATTCTTGAGCAGAATAGATAATCCAAGGGCGAGAAGGTAATTCAGTTCCAGATTTAAATGTAGCTCCTTCATGAACAGCGGCAGCGTAAAGAACATTCCAGGAAAGAATAGCAGTAATTTTAGAAGGAACCTGTATGTTATTCCATCGAACTTTGACCATACTTACACTCTTGCCGTGGTACTAAAGTATCCTTTTATTGCTGTTCCCATGTGGTTGGTAAAAGCTTCAAATCTTTGTTGAACAACAGGAATAAAAGTAAAAACTCCTGTTTGAACTTGTCCAGAAGCTAAATCTGTCAGCGTAGCAATGGCAAATTTTTCTTTGTTAACAAGTCCAGGTGGAAGTAGCTTGGGGTTAACGCATCTGCCGCAAAGAACTAGAGAATCTAGCCCAATTTGTCCAGGCATTTCATATTCTTTGTTGCTTGCATCTGTAGTAACACTTGCAAGAACAACATAAGAGAAAGTTTGCTCAACTTGATTGCCTGATTCGTCTTCTAAAAAAATTCCGTTGCCAACTTTAAAAGTCAAGGATAAATTTGGATCACTGAAATAAGGATCAGGTATATTCTTGATAGTAGAGTTTATTAAATCTTCAATCATGATTACCTTTCAAAGTTTTGCAATTAAATATCCAGAATTAAAAAATGAAGCCGTTAGGTTTGAAGCTTTCTTACCAGATGCAACAATTGAAGTAGCTCGATATCAATGGGGAACTTTAGTGGAAATAGCAACAGAATTGTTAGTTGCTCACAAAATTTGCTTGTCTTCCCCTTATGTTTCTTCTGACGGTTCAAGCTTCTCTTCAGGGTCAGTAAAAAGAATAGAAGTTCAAGACGATCGCTACGAAGTTGAATATCAGGAACAATTTAAATCATCAAATAGTTCTAGCGATTATGCTTCGACTCGATACGGGGCAGAATACTTGAGACTTTTAAAAATGATTACAGGAACAGCAGAAGAGAAGCCGCCAGTCAATAACTACTACAATGGCACTTCTTATGTAGGAAGAAGAGGTGAAAATACTTTACCTTGGTAGTTAAACTAGAGCAGTATTCTCAACGTTTCTAGAAGCTATTAGACGAGGATCGGGAACTAAAGGAAAGCCTCTACCAGCAACCGTTACTGATTCTTGAGGAGGTTCTTTCTTTAGTACTTCTGTGCTAGTTACCAGTCCGCCTGCATAGTTATTAGATGCAGTTGGAACAATAGCGCGCTCAATATAAGCATCACTTGCAAAAAAATAATATCCAGGAGGAACATAAGAAAGAGTTTGAGTACCAAGAATACCCGCGCCACGAACAAAGTAAACAGCATCGGTAACGATGATTTCTACAGTTCCTTGCTGTCCGCCACCTGCTAATAATCGCTTGCCTATAACGTCTCCAATTTCGCTTAATGTTGGAGGCTCTAGATTAGTCATTGCTGGGATGGATTGAGTACCGACCTCAGTAATCATTCCTTTTGCTCTGTAAACAATGTCTTTAGTGGAAGTCTGATTTCTTAAATTATTAGCTTCAGTTCTGGACATTACAATATAAGGCAGAAATCGCCTTATATTGGTGTAGATAGCATTCATGTGATTGACAATATCATCAATCCCTGTAGCAGTAGTCCATTGTGACCAACGAGCATTTCCTGTTAGTGTTGGCGCAAAATTACCAGCAGGAATTTGTTGAGTGTAAGAAAGGTTTGCGGTAATACCTGACGTTGGATCAAGGTAATTACAGAATCCTACACATGCTGTTTGAATCGTCAAAACAGTATGAAGGTTTAAAACTCCCTGAGTTAACTGAGAGGGAATCGCTAAGAAAGTATCCCGAATCTTTTCGGCTGCTTGCAAAGAACCGGAAAGAGCCAACATTTCAGCACGTCTAGCAACGTTCATATCTTCTTCAGTAATCATTCTAGACTTTGCTAGCTTGAAATTACCAAAGAGTTCTTGGCTGATAGTTACTCTTTCCCGATCAACAGGAACTTCGCCATCTGTCGCGACAACATAACCTAGTGTCGGTTTGTATGTCCGAAATTTTAGCATTGCTAAAACATCGTCATCGTAATTGACAAAAGGGAAAAATCTATTTAACGCTGGATCCGGATTACCGTCAACGATCAATTCTCCGGTACTACTTAAAGAAGAAAGTGTAAGATCCACCGACTTTTTAATAGTCGGCATACTTGCATTAATCAGTTCAACTACACTAGGCATGGCACAATAAAGATACTAATTAAATTTGAATTAAACCAAAGTAATTTCTGGGAACAATAAAGCTAGTTCACCATCAAAGTAAGGTAGTCTATTTCTGTAAGCTATGATCTCTGTATACGCTGCATAGTTTTGAGACTCACGAAATAGTAAATCAATCGGTTGACCGGGCGAAAGTAACCCCAAATCAGCAGGAAAACTTGTGGCGACACCGATTGGAAAACCATTGGGAACCGAAACAGCGGCAGCGCTAATAGTCAGAACATTAGTAGTAGTGTTAACGGCTGAAATAGTTCCAATAGTTGTTAAGGGAACGAAGCTTGCAGCAGGCGCAGTAGCCGTACCATTTGCGCCTGTATCTGCGGCAGCAACAGAGTAGTTTGTTGCGAAATCAAGTGACCAAAAAACAATGTCAACAGAACCGGCCGCACCTACTACAGTTCGTCCATCAACACGTCGCCCAACGTATGGATTACTCTTAATAGCAGCTAATACTTTATCCGCAACAAGTTGGTTAGTAGCTGCAAGAGAACCACCAATGTCAGCAGGAACTAAAGTATAAACTACGGGAATTGCGTTTATGGTAACTGTGACTGTATCTGCGATCGCCCAGCCAGTCGTGGCAGATTGAATATTTACTCGTCCTGAGGGAGGAATGATTGAAAGTATATCACCGGGAATAAATATACCTGCGGTGTTGAACTTTACGGTCAAGCTAGTTGCGGCAGCAGCTAAAGCAGCCGCTGCAAAAGTTCTTGGCAGTAAACGAAATCTTGTGGATCCGGGAATAGAACCAGCAAAAAAGCCCGGCGCAAAAACTTTAACAACACCTCTAATTGCTCCGGCGCTAGAAGTAGTGAAAGCTTGATCTAGCTGAAGATATCTAGTAGCTTCAGCCGTCCGACGAGCCATTACTGGGAAAAATCCCATCAATTCATCGTCGTAAGTATAAACTTCACGTCTCATTGTCATTTTCCAAATACTCTCCTTAAAAATGTTTTTAGTTACTTAGCTTATGGGTTGAGAACGAGCTAAGTTAAAAAGCCTTTGTGCTTTCTCGTCATCATCTTCTGTCGCCCTCTCTGGCATGTTTTGTCTCTCTGTTTTTATTGGCTCTTTTGCCAAAGAAGCTTGAGTATTTAATAAAGGAGTTCTTTTTTCAAGCAATCCTAAGTGAAACGAAATGTATCCCAGCTTGTCTTCTTCAGACTTCAAGTGAATCTCTATGTCTGCGGATGGAGACTCCGTAAACAATTCATCGAATTCAGCCTTAGACAGCTTGGCGGAAGAATTTAACTCTTCTGCCTTAGAGCGCAAACTATAATACTTAGTTGTTATCAAATCTCTTTTTTGATAAGTTGCTAGCTGTGCAGCTTGCTCAGAAAGTTTTGCATCTTTCTCTCCGAGCTGGCGAGTCAATTCATTTACCTGATTAGTTGCGCGAGTATGTTCAATAGTTAAACTATCAATTTTTTGATTAGAGTGCGCCAAATCAGCTAAAGCTTTTTCTAGTTCATTCACCTTTATCTCGTTCCCTTTTACAATAAAATTTGGATCACCGTTAAGCTCAATTGATCTTAGAAGTACTTTTGAGTTTTCTACTTTGCCAAATCCTACGCTAGGATCTGCGGGAATTTCCTCAGCAGATACTTCTAGCAAGGTGATTTGCATCGCTTCTAGAACGGCTTTCTTCTTTAAAATAGGATAACCGTATTTATCTTCTTGGTATTCCGCTGGAGACAATACCTTGTATTCTTTCGCTATATATCCAAAGCTAATTCCACCAGCAATTCCATCCTCTATGTCCAATAGAAGTTGGTCAGCCTCTTTAGTCTGACGAAGCTTCACGGTTGCGACCCCTTTCTCCCCATCAAAAGAGACAGTTTTTACCTGTCCTAATTTGTCATTCCGATTGTGGTTTTTGAGAAAAGGACAGACACCGTTTTTGACTCTTTCTACATCCCAAGATTTAGAGTCATGAGAAAGAATTTCGTCAAAGATACTGCTCGCTCCTTCTGGCAATTCATCTGACCACATCCACCGTTCAACAGGGCGTCTAGACGAAAAAGAAAAACTAACTTCTCTCTTCTCTTTATTCACCAGTAATTCATTTGCTGGCAAAAAACGAGTTAAAAAACTTAGCTGATCATTGTCTTTTTGGCTGGAGGACAAAAGCTTAGACATAGCACAAACACTTAATACATTCACACGTTAACATGTCGATGTTTTTAAGTCTTAATTTGAATTATTTGTTTTGCGCTCAACGTAATATATTGCGAAAACTCTAAAATAATGCGAAAATCGTAAAAATGAAATTAAAGAAGAATGACACCTTTATTTAATCCCAATGCTTACGAAAATCTAACCGAAGAAGAGAAGATTGGATTGCATGTTTTTGTTGCCAGAGAACAAGCAGGAATTTCTAGGGAAGATTTAGCAAAAAAACTTAATGTAAGTGCCGCAGTATTAAGAAGTATTGAAATTCTTTGGTATGACAAAACACGACGCAATTCCATAAAGTATAGCGAGATTGAAGCGATCGCCGAAGCTTTAGGATGCAACATGAACTATTTACTTCCAAAATAAAAGCCGCCATTTAGCGGCTTTGCTCTCTTAAAGTTTTGGTAAATCTCTAATCAATTCTCGTATCACATCTGATGCAGGTCTACCTGTTTTAACACAATAATCTTCAAGAAGTTTTGATTCAACTGCTGCTAGATTAATTGTAATCCGCTTTACTGCCCACTTTTTGTTAGTCATCGAACCACCGCAAAGTTTCTAAAATTGGTTTTAAACTCAAAAGAATTTCTGTTACCTCCTGAGGAACTATTCCATTTCCTAGCATTTTATGTCTTTGAGTGTTACTAATATCTGTCTCTTTACCGCATTCTGTCAAGCCCTTTGCTGTAGAATTTATTTTCCAACCCATCATTCCTTCGCATTCAACAGGCAACATCGGTCTGTCTTTGTACTCAGTCTCTGAAAAATACTCCCTAATTTTTGTCGCCCCGCTTCCTGCTTGATGCCCTCCAGTATTTGAAAGTGTTCGCAGTGTTGGAGCATTGAAGAAGTAAGTTCTCACATCATTCTTTCCATGTATGCGAACGACTCCAGCTTTCAATACTTTGTCACTCGTCACTAACACTTTTTCCAGCGATCGCTTGGAACATTTCATTTCCGTAATTTGTATATTTGCTGTGAATACCCACACAAAACAATCTTTCTCTGTTTTGGGGAACATGCCTAACGGCGTCTCTAAGTTGCCAATTCCCCACATACCCCACGGAAGCAAACGATTCGATGATCTGCTTGAAGTCGCTGCCATCATTGATAGTGATGAGATGGCTAACGTTTTCAAAAAGAAACATTTTGGGCTGGATGATACGTAAGAATCTGAGATACTCAAAGAAAAGGCTTGACTGACTGCCCTTAAGTCCTTCTCTACGCCCTCCCAAGCTAAAGTTTTGGCAAGGACTTCCCCCAATAATGATGTCTGGTACTGGCAAAGATTGAATAAATTTTTCTGACAACTTACTGATATCTTCTTCAATAATTCTTGTATTTTCTCTTGCAAATCTATACCTGTAAACGCTAGCTGCATACTTATCCTTTTCTATCCCCCATAATGGTTTATATCCTGCTATCAACGCACCTTCCGTATCCCCACCTCCACCACAAAATAAATGCCCACTTGTTAACATAAATACATGCTAGTAACTATACTCTCATTATATCTCTGAATGATAAATAAACAGAGACTAAATAGTATGGAAGTGAAAAAGAAAAAAACTATTCTTTCCAAAGAAGGTTATGTATACTTTATGCAAGCCAAGGGAACAAAAAGATTTAAAATTGGAATTACAAGAAAACATCCAAGACTTCGACAAGCTCAACTAAATAGCGGTCAGAATGCCTACGAAATAGAAATAGTAACTTTCGTTTACAGCAAAGACATAACAAAGTTTGAAGCTCAACTAAAAAAGAAATACGAAAGATGGAAAGTAAGAAACGAATGGTTTGAATTTGATCAAAAAATATTAGTCAAAGTAATTGATGATTTTGTAAACGCAAAAGTCACTAGACCTGTAACAGTAAAAAAAGAATGAAAAGAAAAAAGTTTAAATGGGATGGCATTACTATTCTTTTCCGTGATCGCTACCTAGGAAGATTTGATGATCGCCAAGACTCGATCGTTTATCATAGTTTTGGTTTTTACTTTTTCGCTATACACTGGCATTATGAATAAAACCTTCAAACCAGACTCAGAGGCATTAGAACCGGTTGGAGAACTTCTGCAATTTGCCAAAGTCGATCAAACTACCCAAGATAATGCATTAGAAATGTTTAAAGAAAATCCTCCTATTGAAGAATTTGCTCTACTAGCAGAGGCAGAAGACGAAGAAGATTTAAACGAAAAGTAAAAATACAAACAGAATAAGACAACCTAACCAGATTGCCCACAAAACAATAATTTGAGTAGTCACTAAAGTATAAAATAAATTACCTTAAGACTACTCAAGTTTAAATTTTATTGATAGTATCAAAAGCTTCAAAACTAGCTTTCTTTACTAGACTTTGCCGAATCTTTAGATTGATTTGGAGGACTTAGCAATTCTACCCAGTCATCAAAATCTTTTTCAATGTCACTAAACGAGTTTAAAGCTTCTTCAGTAGTAGCAAGAATCAAGTTAGAAACTCTTTTCTTGAGCTTCTTCTGCTCTATTTCTAAAGCTTTAATTCTACTACGCATATTGTGAGCTAAAAGAGCTAAAAGAAAAACGCTTAAAGCTAAAAGAAGTTGAGACAGAAGTTGAGAGAAGTCAGAAGAAATTTGCATATTGATCAAGGAGCCAACCTCGCTTTGCCGTAACGATGTTTTTTGTAGTAGTCTGCGATCGCTGGACACCATTTCTCAAAATGTGGCCAACATAGCTCAATAAATTGTTGACATTCTAATTGAGCATTCTTTTTGGCTCTTAAGTCAGCCAAGTGAAGAAAAGCACGAGCATTACAACTGACGACAAAATGCTGGCGATAATCGAAAGACAAGCCACCTCTAGCATGTTCTTCGCTCATCCCTTGGCTTATATTGTATTTGTATTCCTTTGCTGCCATCCGCCTAGCGAGTAAATCATTTTCTCGCCATTGACTAGAATAGTGATATTTAGCTCCTTGTCTGTCTGTATAGTCGCCAACAGGTCGCAAATAAAACACTTTCTCTACGTCAAGTTTATCTTCAGCAACAGCTATTACTTTATCAGAAGTGTAACGAAAAGATTGAACATCGAAGGAGATATTCCTGTGTGTACGTAACTGCTGCATAGCAGAGTGAGGAAAATAACCAGTGCTAAAGATTATTTGTGGATGTTCTATAGCTCCCCAGTGTCCGGCATCGCCCTCAAGCAATCTTTTTACTGCAATCTCTCCGCACTTCTCTTCAGATGGGAAACCTTCTTTCTGCCATTCATCCCAAACATAATTTGAGTTATAGTCTTGATGCAAAGCAGCGTAAATTGTTTGTTGAGGATTTGGCGTCTGAGCTAATACATTAACTTGGAATAACTTATCCATTGTCTACCCTAATTGTCTCTGTCTATCATTTTAACATATCGAAGATGGTTTTATTTCTTTTCCGAAAAGCTCAACATCCAGTTTAGATAAAACCATCCTTTCTTCATGTCTTCCATCTGTCCTTTATGTTTAGCCCGCCACATATACTTAATAACAGTTCCTTTGATAAATCCCTCGAATTCTTCGGGCGTTAACGCTGCTTTAATCGCATCAATGCACTCGATGTCGCCTTGATTATAATGAGAAGGATGCTCAACATTGTTATTTGATTCTTGCTCAGTAGTTTCCATTTCTTCTTCCCATCCCCAAATATAATCACAAAATTTCCAATAGTTATCCCAAAGAGATTTTAAATTCATACTCGAGAAGTTACAATCTCACTCGGTTGATCTTGATACTTACCCTTGCGATCGTCATAGCTAACAGCGCAAGGCTCCCCTTTTAAAAATAACGTCTGCACTACTCCCTCGTTAGCGTATATCCTCACGTCAGAATGACTGCTGTTGGATACTTCTAATGTCAGATGTCCCCGCCACCCAGCCTCTCCTGGCGTAATATTCCAGATTATACCAGCCCTTGCATATGTACTTTTTGTTAGAAAAATACAGGTAATATTTCTTGGAATATCAAACTTTTCTATAGCCAGTCCCAGTCCATAAGTATGGCTTGGTAAAATAAAAAAGTCTCCCCATCTATCAGAGTAGAGAGCCACATTCATCAGCATCTCCGGATTAAATTCTTTAGGATTTACAATCTGCCCTGGGATATGCCGGAATATTTTAAATTCTGACGAAGACAACCGCAAGTCATATCCAAAGCTCCCCTGTCCATAGCTGATAACTTTTCGGATGGCTGGAGGAATATCTGGGTGCGATCGCACTTCCACCTCTGATACCAAACTGGGATAGTAAGGGGTAATCATTCCCTTCTTCTCTGCGAAGTCTGCAATCTGTAAATCGTTTAGTAACATAGTCGCTCTGAATAAGTCCTAAACAGTTTACAAGAAAAATCCCAAAAGTAATAGTACTTCTGGGATTTGATCTCATAACATTAGGGTGTTGCCGCAATTGTAACGTTAAAAATCGTAGTCAGGGTTTATTCTTTGCGACAGAGAAACTGTTCCGCTAGTCTCTTTATTTGATTCCTTTGTTTTTGCATTAGAATTAAAATCTTTTTTGAATCCTTTTGAACTCAACAATGAACTAATTGAAACACCTGGTTCTGTTTCACTCTCGCAGCCTTTCCTGTGCTGTTTTATCTTGGCAAGTTTTGTTTGAAAGACTCTTTTCTCTTTAGCTGTTTGACAAAGAACCTCTTTGATATCTATAGTATTTAGCTCCATGTAATCATACACAAGAGATAGGTCTTGTTTGGTCTGAGAACTTTTTGTTAATAGTTCTTCAAACATACGACAAGTATTTAAAGCAACAACAAACCCTAAATCGTCAGGAACAACAATAACTTTTTCCGAAAATTGGTTCTCATGTTTACTGAAAACTAAAGTTAACAAACTAATTGGTTCCATTTCTTTAAATGGTTTAACAGCAATTCCTGTACAATTCTCAACTGTTTCAACTTTTATGTAAAGATTAAAACCAGTTAAATAACGGTTTCCGCTTTTATCTAGTAAAGATCCAGAAAACTGCTGTTTCAAAACAAGCTGTCCTGGGTAAATAAAACCATTTTTTCCGTAATTAGGATTTTGATTGTGTGAACGATTGAAAGTATACATTTGTCAGCCTTTATTAATTTAATTTTTGTTTGACTTGAGAAGCGTCGATTATCTTCCAAATAGCTTCGTAAGCTGCACGTCGCCATTGAGAAGGATGTCTGTCACAAGCTTTTGAAATTTCACGTTGAGTTGTAACATCTAGTGAAATTGATTCCCTAGAGTCTTCAGCAGGTATTAAACGAGCTTGCGCCAAATCATCTAAAACTTTTTGCACTGCTGCAACAGAGCTTAAAGAGTTTCCCGCGTAGCTTTTAGCTACATCTATTAATTGGGGAGGTAATTGCACCGTAACTCGCTTGTTCCCTGGTAAATAACCTTCATTTCTCTCGTTGTCCTCTTTGTACATCATCTAACCTCTTTGCCTTGTTTTTATAGTAACCGAGAATAAATGAAAAGTCAAGGAAAGACATTTAAAAGTTTTTGTAGTATTTTACGAAAGATGGATGTAATACGCTAGTACAGAAAACTAGTACACTTCAGTCGCTTTCAGTGAGTTTTCAGTGACTAGACAGTATTTCTCGGTGTCCATCAAGCAAATAACCAGTAAAAAAGTTAAAGCCTGAAACGCCTTCCTGGTATAAATCCAAGCAATGTCGCATTCCTGTAATAAACTGTAGGTGTCACAGTAATCCCGTATAGCAGTTAATTCTATATACGGGACTAGTGTGACAGAACCCAAACTTTATTTTCCAAAGTACTGTTCCTCCCTTGCTATACATACATCCCAGCCCGTTTGGAATCATAAAAGTTATAGGAAAGCACTGTGACACTCGCTAATTCCTTGAAAAAGCTAGACAAAATGCACAAGAGATGGTAGAGAGAAAAATAAATAAAAAGTGATTAGAAGCTGATTAAAAAGCTCAAAGTTAAGTCAACAGAACGGAAGCTTCTTCAAACATTTCCAATATGTTTAACGCTCAACTACTTACTGTGTAAGAAGTACAGGCAATCAGGTTTAAAAAGAAAAGTACTGTGACACCTGAAAAAGAACTGTGACAAAGGAGAAATTAGGATAAAGGCGATCGCATAGTTGGCATTGTCTTTTACAGGAAAGCGGCAAACTTCTGCCAGTCGATGGCTAGGAAGGGCAGGAAGGTGGGTCTGTTGGCTAAAAGGTAGTTCGATGCTTTTGAAGCCTAGAAAGATAGCGAGTGCATTTCTGCGACTTGTGGCGCAAAGTATTGACTTTACCGAAAAATATCGCTAAACGAGTTAAACCCATTAAATCGGTAAACTTTGGCTGTTTGACATTTAATAGAAAAATCTATAGTATCTATTAAATAGGATTTTCTAGTAAAAGAATCATGCATCAGTTAGCCGAATTGTTTGAAAACAAAAAAATAGTTTTTATTGAACTCCCAAATGAGCCAGATCATTTGAGGTACTGGTTTAGAGCGTCAGAAGTTTGCAAGGTATTGAAATTTTCTAATGCTTTTGAAGCAATAACGCAACATTGCAAGCAGCATCAGTACAGAGAATTTCAGCTAGGTAAAGGAAGACCGTCTAACTATGTGTCAGAATCTGGCGTTTATCGTTTGCTTTTGCGTTCTAAAGCTCCAATAGCGGTAGATTTTCAAGACTGGTTGACAGAGGAAGTCCTCCCAAAGTTGAGAAGCCGTGGTGTATACGTGATGCCGAACGCCACGGTTGAACAGTTGCAGGCAGAAGTTGTGAGGCTGTGCAAGCAACGCGAGGATCTGGTGGAAGACAAAATGTACTTGGAATCGGACTTCAATGGATTGCAGTTGGAATGCAACAGACTCAGATCCAGATTACGGCGTTACGAACCGCAGGATAGGGGCGATCGCACGATGCGCCAAAATAATCGACTGACTTCTGGCGTTCAAGTTGGCTGTTAATCCAAACAAGTCTGTCACGAATTAAAAAAAATCTCAGTACTATGTTTACATAGGACATCCTATGGTATACTATGTAAACATAGGACTACGGAGTAGGGAAAAATGACTTCAAATGAAATAGAAATTGTATTGAGTCAGTTTTCAGAAACAAAAATAAAATCTTTTGTTGATGAACAAGGACTGACCTGGCATCAAGGCTCTCACCTTTGTAAGGTTTTAGAATTTTCTAATCCTTCTTTGACGATTCCTGCCAATACAGAAGAGGATGAGAGAGCTTTGGTTGACATTGGACTAAAAAGTCCAGTTTGGTTTGTGTCTGAGTATGGTGTATGGGGATTAATTCTTGCTTCAAAGTCAGAGTCAGCACAAAAATTTAAACGTTGGTTAAAACGCGATTTGCTCCCAAAGCTGAAAAGCCAGGGTTACGCTTTTGCAAAAACCGATAAAGCAACTCTGGCTAGTGCAAGCGCTTATATACAACATTTAGAGCAAGAGAATGTCCAGCTAGTAGGCGATTTAAACGTTACTAGCCTCAAACTAGATGAAGCTAGAGCGACGATCGCGCGATTCAAATATGGAAGTTCAGGTTGGGAGAAGCGGATGCGCCAAAATAATCGACTGACTTCTGGCGTTCAAGTCGGTTGTTAGACTAACAGATTGACAGAAAAAGCCTCTGAATAACTCAGAGGCTTTTTGGCTTATTGGTCAACCGTGAGATTAATTACCATACATCCTAGAGAAAAAATAAAAGCAAGTACGTCATTAACAAAGAAGATAAGAAAAAGGGTGGCAGCTAAAAGAATAATAAAGCGCCACTCTTTGTAGGTTAGATTGAACTTTTTCATTTTTTATGTGCAGACATCCAAAGTAGGTATGCAGAGATAGCTACAGAGATCATTGCGAATCCAAGTAGTTGATTAACAAGATTAAAGACAAGAAGTCCGTTAATGATTGCAAGAATTGTGATAATTCTTTCGAGCCAAATGATACTTTTAAGTCGCAAAGGTTTGTTGTTCATTTTATTTTTTGTGTTTACCATTTAAAGTATGTACGCAGAGGTAGCAACACAATTAAACTACTGCAATTTTTACAAAACGAGTAGGACGATTAAGTTTGTAGTCTATTATTCGCTCATCTATGTATTCACGGTAATTAACATATCCTTTTACGTAGTCACCTACACGAGCATCAAATTCTACGACATCCCCAGGTTTTAAGTTTAAGGCTTGAATCGTTTTGCCAACAGTAAACCAGATATGATCTGTAACTTGCTTGCCTGTATCTACACGAGAGACACAAGTAAATAGTATGGTCGATTCGGGGAACCCGTGATAATTAGTCTTTTTGCCGAACCGTTCAACGGTGGCTTTAAATCTTATTCTTTGTTCGTTAAGGGTTTTAAGATCTTTACGCATTTTACATGTTTACAGCTTGGGTGGCGGATTTCTCCGCCAAAAAGATTATTTGTGTGTAGAGAAATCAACCATACAGGTAGAGCCAGAGTGATAGTTGATGTAATAGCGAATAGTAGAGAGAGTGCCGTGGCAGAAGATGCGATCGCCTGCATACAAATCAAAACACATAAATTGTTGTGATAATGCTGGACGAATTAGCATTCCCCAGTCAGCGGCAATACGACAGACAGATTTTTCGTAAGACTTTGGCAACAAGTTGACTTTAACTTTTTGCTTAAGTTTAAAAGGAGCTTTCAAAGTTTCTTTCCAGTACTCTTGAAGCTCTTGAGGAGTAATGTTGTATTCTTTAACTTCGTTTTTCATAGTTACTTCTATCGATCGACTATCAACTTCGTGCTGAAATTCAATGTGAGGAGCGTCTGCTTGAAAATTTTCAAAAGTAAAAGAAGCTTGAGTAATCCATTTTTCAATTTCAATATTTGTCGCTCTACCCAAATGAATAGAAGGAAAGTCTATGTTTTTAGCTTCCAATTCAATTCGCAGTTCTTTTATTTGAGCAACCAATTCTTTTCGTGTCATTTGAAATCCCTCTTGTTTCTCTACTTCTTTAATATACCCTATCGTACCTCCAAAAGCAATACTTTAGGTAATAAATTTTAAAAGGATAAATAGAAAATAGTATAGAGATGAGATTATGGTTACCAGTCGGGATAGTTTTCCTGTATATCTTCTTGCTCAGAGCACCATTTTTTGAGTTTCTTGGAAAATTGAACGGAGATACCACCTTGTCGATCAGAAACGGCTAAGCCTCTGCGAATGACGAGGATTAATTCGGGCAAGCGATCGCCTGTAACTTCAAAAGAAACTTCGGTAATTTTTTGATTGTTAGAATCTTGCATTAAGGTTAGTCAGAATAAAAGGAAATCTCTTCCAGTGAATTTCCTTTTATATTATCACTGACTAGGCAGAAAAGTCCGTCGTGCAGAACGGAACACCGTGAACTAGTATAGCAGAGTGAATTTCTTTTTGACAACAAAATAAAACTCGCCTAGTAGATTAGGCGAGTTAATTCCTGAAAGATTAGAGGGAGAACTGTCTCATTATACAACAGAGTATCTATTCAGGTTGAACAGGTTCTTCAGGCTCAATAACTTCAGATTCTTCTTCAGTTACTTCTTCAGTTACTTCTTCAGTTACTTCTTCAACTGGTTCTTGTTCAACTGGTTCTTCTGTGGGTTCTTCAGTCACAACTACTTCTTCAGAAGTTTCTGCTGGTTCTTCTTCAGTAGGAGTGGAAGCAACAAAATCAGCGAGGGCTTTTTTGTTGTGTTCTTCTTCAAAAGCGGCAGCAGTGCTTTCAAGATATCCACTAACGCCAGTAATAGTAGCGCGAGTGCTATCAATGGACTCTAGATCTTCAATAGTGATAATAGTAGAGGCGGCTAGTTTTTGGCGAAGTCTGATAAGACCTTCGGAAATAATACTAAGCTGATCTCTTTGGGCTTGAAGGGAGGAACTGACGGAATGTAAATCTAGTGCCATAAAAATGATGATTTATTTGAAAGGATTTTGGATTTTACCGCCTGGGGCGATCGCAGTTCTTGTTCTATTATTCTGAGCAAGTTCGGCGTAAGCTCCATCGGCTGCATCTACAATATCATTAATTAATGGTTTTTTAGTGCCATCAAATTGATTAACTGCTGCTAAGAACTGATCATTCCAACTGGCTCTCAAAAGTTTAACTTTTCCTTGTTTTGCACTTCTAGCTAAAGGTAAGGCACGAGTAACTTTATCGCCTAATGGCTTGACACCAGAAGCGTTAAAACCTGAAAGAACTTTCTTCAATTGAGATTCATATTTTTTACCTGCGCTACCTCCTTCCAATTCCCACCTCACCTTGCAATATTTCCCATCTTGATGAGCGAACATGAGAACCGAATCATCTCCATCATCGGCTCCGACTTGTTCCCAATGACAATCAATAATATAAAAAACATCATCTATTAAAGTTATCTTAACTCTTGCACTGTAAAAGGATTGACTTGTAGCATATTCCTTACTGGTAGCGGCGAAGTCCCAAAAGGCAACAGTAGTTCCATGTTTCTTTTCGGGTAGTCCCCAAACAATTTCAAACCAATTTCTATTAAATATAGTGCCAGCTTGAAACTTAATTTTCCAATTACCTTTTAATAGTCTTTCCATTTCAACAGGATGAAGAGAAAGAAGATTGCTTTTGTATTGAGGATTAGTTTGTAAAAGTATTTGGTTATCTTCAATAGTTGCAGCGATAAAAGTAAAACTTTTGGGAGGAGCGATCGCACTCATTTCAGGGAAAGCTAATTCTAATTCCTCGGCAGTATCAGCCCAATGCATGACGCTTTGAATTCTATAGAAATATCGAACTACTCCAGACCTTTCTGGAATTGGATAGCCAGTATCCTGATCAATCCACCAAGCAATTAGTTCTGCCACCCAGGAATCAGCATCAGGATTGCACGTGGCAACAATTTGGGGAGTGACGCCGCAAGTCGTTCTGTTTCTGCTAAAGAGGAACCAGAATTGTCTTTCGGTGAATTTTACAAGCTCATCAAATGCGAGAAAGCAAATTTGTGCGCCGGGGTATTTATTCTCTACATCTTTCTCATACTGAGCATGACCAAAACTAATTGCACTGCCAGCAGAAAAAAGCCAATCTAATTTATACTCTCGTGATTCGGCTCCTTTAATTCCTTTGTAAAATTTCCTCGACTCATCCCATAAGCCACCTTCGTTAGTTATTTCGGGAGAAGTTCGGCGAAAGATTACCGCGCCGTAGCCAGGAACATCAATATGTTTTGCAGCTTTAAGTAACACGCAAGCCGATTTCCCGCTACCTGCGCTTCCTCCGTATAAAATTATACTTGCGGTATGATTATAAAAAAGAGTTTGAGCACCAGGTTGTGGGTCTGGAAGTTTGTAATCTTCTACAATTTCAGTTACGACTGAAATTGCTTCCTGTCTAATCTTGTGATTAGATTTAGTTAATCTTTTAGGCAAAGGTAAGACCAGACTAACCTTCCTTTATTTTGTTTCTAGTCTTCGGATCATTTTGGTCAACAACTTTCCAGTCTCCATTGTCATCAGTAAAGACTGTCAGCCCATACTTTTCCAAAGCAGCGATCGCCATATTGAAGTCGCTGAACAAGCCTAAGTGCTTACCTAAATCATTGAGAGCTTTGGTCTTATCGTAAAGAGAAAGCTTCATGGTGGTGAAGGTACTGCCATCAGGTTTGACAGTAGTATTGCAAGTAAAGCTAGAGATACTTGCAGTGATGTCAGGCGTCAAAGTGTCGCTGTCTTTGACTGCAACTCCTTCTTCGTTGAAAGACAGTACATTTGTGATGTTTGAAAAGCCTAGCCGAGCAAATTCAGTCAAGACTCTTTCTGCTGTAATGCCCGTTTCTACGCTTCGATTATCTTGTAGATATTTGAGATATGCAGCTACTTTGGGATTCCTTAAGAGCTTAGAGGAAGTTGTTTCTAGGCTTGCTTGAGTGCCTGAATAGCCTGCTCTTTTTGCGGCTGCATATCCCATTTGATCTACATTATATTCCTCGGCAAACAATCGCTGTTTGTCGTTCAATCCCCAATCATGAAGTCTACTTCTACCAGTCATTAACTTTTTACTTTACCTTGGTATTTATTAATAAGTTAGCATAGGCTATCCAATGCTCTTGTATCAAGTTGTCTAGTTCTTCCCAAAGAGGCCAGTCGCAAACCAAAGAACCATAGGAGTCGTATAGATCAAGTATGGCAAGCATGTTACTATTGGTAGAGTTAATGGACACTCTATTAGAGTTTCTTTTTGAGTTACTAGTTGAGTTGCTATTGGATATGCTATTTGCATCACTAGTAGAGTGATTAATGGGATTGCTATTGGCAAGACGATTGTGGTACACTGTAAAAATCCAATACAGACAAGAGAATGATAGCAATAAAAAAAGAAAGAATCAAGGCAAAACCATTTATCAAGTGGGCGGGAGGAAAGGGAAAATTACTGAAACATTATTTGGAGTATATACCAGAAAAAATAGAGTATTATTATGAGCCATTTTTAGGAGGAGGTGGGGTATATTTCGGGCTTCAAGAAAGAATAAAGCGAGCAGTTTTATCGGATGCTAACGGAGTACTGACGAATGCTTACAGAAGGATAAAGACGGATGTGGAGAATCTAATAGATGAGTTGAAAGAATACGAAAAATATCATTCGTTGGATTGGTATTTGGAAACAAGAAGAAAGTACAATGAGTATCCCACGACAGCCGCTTTTATTTATCTAAATAAAACGTGTTTTAACGGGTTGTATCGAGTCAACAGAGCGGGAGAATTCAACGTACCAATGGGAAAGTATGAAAATCCTATAATTTGTGATGCGGAGAATTTAAGGTCAGTATCTAAGGTATTGAAAAACGCAGTTGCTTTAGAGGCTGATTTCGAGACTACATATGGCTGGATGAGCAAAGACAGCTTCATTTATCTGGATCCTCCTTATGATAACGTGTATACCGGATACACGAGTGAAGGATTTAATACGGAACAACAAAAGCGATTGTCCAAGTATTGCCAAAGATTAGATAGGCTTGGTGCAAAATTTATGATGTCTAACGCCAACACTCCTTTAATAAATAGCTTATACGTGGGGCTAAACATCAGAAGAATATCAGCCCCTAGAAGTATTAACTGCAAAGCAGATGGAAGAGATCCAGTAAAAGAACTAATTATTACTAATTACTAGCTTGCGACAGAGCAAGGGAATTCCGCGCCAAGAGTTAGAGTTTTGAAACATTTCGCAAACCAAAAGAAGATCGTCCTTGTGCTGAGACATCTCCCAGTCTTCTGAATCCATTAGTGCATCAACAAGTGCGATCGCCTCTTCCCAACTCAAATTTATATGAACTGCGCCAGTGTATTGAGTTCCAACCCCGTACACTGGCGCATTTTCTACAGATTGAACTTTCTTTTTTCTTGGCATATATTTAGGTGCAAGGACTAACAAAAACCCGGCGATTAGCCGGGCTTTCTTATATTTACATTTCAAACAAACTTTGCTGTCCTTCTGGAGCTTGATATTTTCGCTGTCCTAATCGACTGTTCTTCCGCTTCTTTTCTTGATACAAAAAGTATTCTTTGGTATTAATGCGAATGAATTCAGGCAAGCGACTGAGGTCAGTTCCTTTAATGGATCTAAAGGACATGACCAAAATATCAAATGTCGATTGATTTACGAAAACTTCTTTGTCCACAAAAACGTAGTGCTTTCCTTCTTCAAACTCGCTGATAACTGCCTTTTTGACTTGAGATTTGTTGGATATGCCGGAGACACTGTGAAGATGAGCAACAGAGTAGGTGAACTCTAGGTGGTTGGAGGTTGCTTTGGTAAGTTGGGATTCTAGTTGTTGGATTTGCTGATTGAGCTTGGCTATTAGTTGTTCAGACTCTGCAAGCCTTGGATCGGCTTCCAAAAGCAACGAACGATCAAGATTAGCAATATATTGTTTTTTGAAAGCAATAAATTGCTTTCTAGTTTCCCGACCCTTCTCCGTCCGAGCCATCATGCAAAAATGATCAAAACCATCAGTAGAAAGCTTGATTATTTCTGTCCTAGCAATAACAGCTTTTTCTTGAGGAGAAAGTAGATCTAGAAAAGTTTCATTCTCAATAAGCGCTAAAATTTGATTTTTTGACAAATAAGCTGGAACGCTTGAAAAACTTTCAAAGAACCCTGTGGTTGTCAGATCCCTTAAAAGTGCGGAATCTGTTAAAATCGTGTAGTCTTCATTCTCAACAAGCTCAATAACTAGAACTTTTTTAGCGTTATCTTTTCTCGCATATCCTGCTTTTTCCCAAGCTTCATCAAAGCTCAAAGGAAACTGATTACCAGCGCTTTCAGCCTGAAACGCACTAAAAATATAGCCTTGTGTTAACATGACAATAGCTCCGATTCAAGTAATGTTTGAGTTGTGGGCTAGTTGCTGTCTGATAAACAGCAATGTGCAGTTGATACCAGCGGCTTGTCCAGAGCCGCTTGCTGCATTGATAGATGATAGCACGCCAATATACTCTGTCACTAAGAAAAACAGAATTTCAGTGTGAAGATTGTGCGATCGCCGTAGTTTCAAATGTGATAAGCTAAAAAAGTACACCCGTCGTGGTGTCCTATCAATAGAGTTTTTGCTAATAGCAGCCGTCTAAAAAGATAGCTGCTATTTTTGTTACTTAGGTCTGTTTAAACTATTTGAGTAATAAAAGCTACATTTGCAGTTAGCTTTGCAGGAACAGCGATCGCCTATATTGGGAAGAGTTCCAATAGTAACCCAGCCAGTATTAGCGTAAGTGATGCACTCAGCGCAATTTTCTACATTGCTAAGTACACGACGTTCCCACAAGTAACCATTGCGTCGATGTCCTTGTTGGCGGCCAAGCTCATAAAGTCCACGAGTCTTGTTGTAATAAAGTTGAATTCTGGCTCGGATCTGTTTTTCAGTAAGTTCGCCGCGCAAGATTTCGTTGGAAAAGCCGCGTAGCTTTTGAAGTTGAAAGTTAAGCTGTCCAGAAATTAGTGATTGGTCTTTCCAATCCATTTGTTTTGCGCCGCCAACTCCAACAGCATATTGATAGACAGATAGATTTCTTAATATTTGGGCTGTACCAGACTCCCAGTCAGCAACGGAAATTTCTTTTTTTAGCATTCGATTGGTTAGCGTTTTGCCTAAGTCAGCTTGTTGGGCGATCGCGGCAACGACTAATTCCTTAACTTTTTTGTCTCCAACAAATTGTCCTTTGCTTGCGCCGTTAGCGTAGTGGTAACGTTGGCTGGATTTATTCCAGTTGAATGCTGTGGATACGTCTTTTACTTTAAAAAAAAACTTTTAGAACCTGGCTTGCCTTGTTCGTCTAGACCATTGCTGTCCAAGTTTTCGTTATTGTTTTTAGATATCTGCGGTTGGTTTTTTAGTTCTGGAGGGACAAATTCAGAAGGTTCTATCTGTTCAATGCCAGCTAACTCGCGCATTCTGTTGATGACTTTCAGATCAGACGCGCTAAAGCTTCCCCGTTCAACTGCTGCGGTAAGTACAGCCAAGAGTTGAACAGTATCTGCTGAGTCTTCTTGAGCTACGGGGAAAGTTCCGTAATCTTCCATCTCACCATGATTGAAAATAAGCATTGGTTTGATGGCTTGTTCAATCAAGGCTTCGCTAATCATTTCCATTTCAGATCTGTTAACTAAGCGCAAGGTTTCCCTGTGTCCTTCATTTAGATTGCTATCCCCACTAGAACTTGATCCGGTTCCGGTAACGGTGCGGGGAATTAACCAGGAGAGTAGAATCATGCTTTCCAAAAACGACAATATATTGATAAAGAAAGAGCCGTCTGTTTCGTGGGCGATCGCAGTAATCTGATTAGCGATGTCTGTTACCAGGTAAGAGTTGTTCTGAACTTGCTCTAACTGTTTGGCGAGAACATACCCTTGATTAAATAATTTTTCTTCTCCTGTTAGGGGGTCAAGAATAGCCTGTCCTGTTTCGGGGTCAGGCATTACAACATCATTATTAGAAGTATCAGTTTGACCGACTAACAGCTTAGTGGCTTGTCGTTCTCCAGCGACGGTTACGCTTGCCATTATTAGCCGTGATAATTCAACAAAGGGGTAAGCTGCTTTGCAGATTGCAATACCGTAAGGATCGCCGCCAAGTGCTAAGTAGGGTTTATTTATCAGATGGATGCCGTTTTCATAGGGAATATAAATATCAGTCATACCTAAGTAATGAACCTGAGTAATTTCGCCTAAGCTGCCTTCAAAATAATAATATCTAGGATCGACGGTTTGAATAATCTTAAGAGTGGCTTGCTTTTTAATAATATCGTGAGCAACTTCGCTAAAAGATCTTCCAAAAGCGAGATAAGTCATCATGCCTGCGACTGTATTGCGCCAAGAGCCGGACATATTTGAGATAGACTTTCTGACTTCTGCTTGAATCTTTTCATCTGAATGAGAAAATTCTCTCATCATAGAGATGCCAAGAAGAATTCTTAAATCATTAGCAGCGGAAGCAACCGGATGAGCCGTGACCATATCCAAATAAAGTTGAATAGGATTTTTGTCAGGGATAGGTACAGAACCTAGCCAAGTACTGACAAGGGCTTGAACCTTGGGACTTAAAAGTTTAGTTGAAACCATTTATTTGAAAAAATAACTGTTAAAATTCTACTATGAATTCTCGTCTAGTCATCGAAAAACTGTAAGTTTTGACACTTACAGTTTTTTCTTTTGATTACTTTTTATTTTCCAAATTCTTTTTAAGAATTAGAGTGGCTGTCTTTGTTTCGTTAATTAAAGATTCCTTATTCTTGTCTGTCGCCCAAGTCTCCCAGAACTGTAAATAAAGATTAGGCTGAGTTTTGATAGAGTAAGCTCTAATTCTTTTTCCGTTTCCATCTGCCCTAGATTGTTTAACTTTCTCTTGAGTTCTTCCACAAGCTCTTAAGATGTTGCCAATATTAGAGATTGCCTTCTCGTCATTAAAAGAAATTTGAATACCCATTAAAGCTTTTATCTCGCTGCAATATTCAAGTAACTTTTTGTTAAAATCTTTAACTTCTGGCATTTGAATGGAATAGTTTTCGGAATTCTCTGCCCAAACAACAAAAGCAGCGAGTCCTAAGTTATCAGCTAGTAACTTATATTTCGCGTAGTTAGATTCAACATCTTTTTTACTTCTATTTCCAGTTGAAGGTTGAAAGCTATCCTTCTTTAAAGCGTCTAATTTAGCATTTTCATTTTGAGTTAATTCACAGTAGTTGATAAAGCCTGTCTCAATTTCTTTCTTTTTCTTCTCCCAACATTCATAGTTATCTACAGTGCAATCAATGCCTCTAGACCATTGTAGATACTGAAATTTAAGAACTGCGTAATGTTCTTCGGCAGTGCGATCGCTTTTTCTTAAAAGTTCTTCTGTCACAATGTCAGCATCTGATCTAATGATTGCATTTAATTTAGTTTCTCTTTGCTTAGCTGCACAAGCTTGAAATAGTTTTAAAGATTGAATACCCAATTCTTTGAAGTGTGTTTCTTGCTGAGAAGTGATTAGCTTGTGAAGTTTTTCAATTTCAAGTTTGGAATTAGCCGCAACTACAGAAAAATCAATCTCTTCTTTGCCTTTTTTCTTGTCTTCTGTATCAGATAAGGACTTAACTGTTATCACGTTGTAGCCACGTTTTTTAAGTTGAGCAATCAAATTAATTTTTAAGTTACGAGAAGCGAAAGAAGAACCAATTCTATTCTTTCTTCGCCAAAAAGCTAAGGAAGAATCTTCTTCGACTAACATTTTCTCAGAAATTTGCTCTGCTTGAATGAAACCATAATCTGGATTTAAGACACTTAATCCACTAGCGATACCCTTGACATTAAGGAGTTGAGAAAGAGTTTCTTCATCAAGCAAGGACTGCTCAGAAGTAAGGGGGTTGCAGCCGTTAGGCTTCCCAACATCAGTTAGATAGATGTGTCTGTCTACGTTGCGCCTTTCTCTTTCCAATTGTTGTTGTAAGCCTTCAAGGGGAACAACGCCTTTGAAGGCTCCCCAGACAGAGGAGAAATCACTACCATTTTTATCATCAAAGCTAACGCCAGCACTTAATGTAGGGGAAGTGATGAGGTGTGCTCTTTCGTGTTTAAGCTCGCTCATAATTACTCTGGCGTTTGAACCAAGTCCATAACTAGGATCATCAATAGTATGTTGCGTCCATTGATCAATCCTTAGAGATTTTTCTTTTAGTTCTTGAAGTCCTAAGGCGATCGCTTCCGTCGTCAGGTAGCTGTTTTCGCTTTTGCATTCGCGAGTGTCAGAGGTAATGTAAAGTCGATCTTCTGTTTTTGAACGAATAGTTAGTTGTCCTAAAAAATCAGCAGGGTTTTCGTAGATGTATGCATTCCTCTCTCCGCCCTCAAACTTCCAAGAATTTTCAATGATGCATTTCGGTGGATTCCAGCCAGACAAAGATTGAATTAAATCTATAGTTGACTGCTTTAGATTGGCGTCGCTCAAAACAAGAATACTTGTACTATTTGGAGAAAGAATATTTTTGATTAGCTTTATGAAATTGTTTTGAATCTCCCCTCTGTTCTTTTTTATTGTTGAAGAATTGCAAATTGTTTCTAAAGTTGCTTCAACTTCATCAAGAAGCAAAATATCTTTATTGTTAAAGTTTCCCCAATCGTCAGGATTGAAGTTGATATATCCGTTTTGTTTTAAGGAGTTACAACAGAGTGCCGTTCCATTCTTAAGGTATTGATTATAGGCTTGACTATCTCCAGTTGTTTCTTTGTAAAAAACAATTCCAAATTTATCTGCAACGTCTTGAGTAAGGGTAACGCGAGAATAGATAGCTAAAGGTCTAAGCTTTGTTTGCTTGATATAATCAGCAAGCCATGTTGTCTTGCCTGTTCCCATTTCAGATTTCATTCCAAGAATACGAGTGCCTTCTGGAATAAAGAAAGGATTAGCTGAATCAAGTAAGTACCTTTGATTTAAAGATATATCTGGCTTTATTGATTCATCTGTATAGTAAAAATAATGTCCAGCACCCCACTTAATTTTACTTTCGTCAACAACATAAACTTTATTTCCTGCGCCTGCCAAATAAAGATATTTAATTAGTTCTCTTGAGACATCAACAGGTTCCAAATACCAAGAAAAATGTTTTGCAATATTTTTAAAATCTGGAGATTGACAATACAAGACATCAGTTGGGTAGATGCCAGAGGCTGACTGTAACTTGCTTTCAGAAGAAACCAAATTTATTTCTCCAGAAACCATTTGCTTTTTGACTTCTTTCAAATCGCCAAAAGCAAACCAACCACCGAGAGTATTCTTACTTGTTTCTTCTTCTATCCACTTCTTTAACAATAACTCTTTTAATCCAGCATCCTTATGCTTATTGATAGCAAAAAGCTGATTTACGAGTCCGATAAAATCCCATCCTAAGTCAGCAGATTTAGATTTGACTTCAATCTTTTTGACAAGAATTGGTTTTCTATTTGAAAAAGAAGAGAAAAGTCTTAATACTTTGTCTTCGAGATAAAAGTTCGCCGGAGTAGGATTAGAGTTTTTTAGACAATTATATCTATTAGATGTTTCACTATCCGGAATATTAGATCGGCGAGAATAGTCAAAAAACAAATCACAAGCAGTCTCTGATAACTTATAATTGCGTTCTAATGCCCAAGCTTCACAGCCGATTAAATCATTGGCAAGTCTAGAACTGTCCTTATTCTTCTCTCCGTGTACGGAGCCATTTTTAAAAACAATTAAATTGGCTTGAGAGATTAACGAAAGAATAGATATTTCGTTCTCAGTTTCTTTCTTTGAATCAGAAATTAAACTAAAAGGAATTGGGTATAAATCGTTTCTTTGGGATTTGACCTGAGCTTCGAGTCGTTTTCTTTCTTTGTCGATGCGATCGCGCTCAATTCTATCCTCTAAAGAAATCCAAGGAAGAAAAGCAAGACTTTTCTCATCCCATTGACCTCTTAAAGGTCTTCCAGAGAGATAAATAGATTGCCAAATGTCTTGAGCATCATAATACTGTGAAGAAACATTAATAATTTGCGATTTATTCCCAGACTTAGGGTGAGCAAATCCGGGGACACGCATTGTTTTTGATGCTGTACTTCCCCAAGAAGTATCGCTTTGCGCCCATCCATCGGCTTCTAATTCTTTACCTTGTCTGAATAGCTGGATTTGAAGTTCGTGTAATTTTTGTATAGGTAATGGCGTCTTCAAGACCCAATAACTATGTATAGATTTATTTCCTGTCCACATTTGAAGTGTAGGGACAGGCAAGCCCAAAACTTTCCAATCGTCTAACTTGTCATCGAGACTACGGCTATCGTCAGATTCAAATTGTAGAACAGTGCCAAATTGAATCTTATCCTTTGTGGTTCCCTGTCCATAACCATTGATGCATACGTGCCAAATTTCATTCCGGCTTTTCGCTAATGTTTCAGCAAGAGAAGAAATTCTTCCGTTACCTGCGAGATTGTGAAATGAGGTCTTTTTCTCTGTCTTCCCTGTTGCAGAATAAGAAAAACTCTTTAATTCTTTCCTTAAAAATATTTTGTGATTAAATGTGTCAATATTTATGTTTTGGGGATATAATGTAGAGAGAAACCTTGAAACGTCTCCATAGACATCCACAGGTTTCAACAATAATTGTTCTAAAATCATTTTTACTACCTCCCCGGTGTGGCTACCGGGATTTTTTTTGCTTACAATACTGGGCTAAAAGTTGCTTTACGTGAGACAAAGAAAGGAACGCACAAGCAAAAGTGCACAAGTAAGCTGCTACTAGGTGGTTGCATTGTAAAAAGAATAAAAGCTTTACTGGGCTAATAGTAGCAGGTTTTTGTGAGATTTTAACTCAGGCTACGGAATTCATATTTAATAACTGCAATTCTTTTGGGACTTTTCTCTTTACTTCTCGCCGAAACACTTATACACTGTATAATAGCTTAACGAGATGGAAATGGCAAGATGAGAGAGAGATATGAATTCCAAAAGAAAGCGGTGGAATATATAGGAGAGAATTTAAAAGATAACAAAATACTGTGCGTGATGCCAACGGGGGCAGGAAAGTCAAACGTTGCGATACAAACAGTGATGAGATTGCGAAGAAAGGCGCGAGAGTTGGGGCGTCCTATGCCAAAAGTTTTAATTACAGTTCCACTTTCGCCACTGGTTAGACAGTTCCAAAATTCGGTGATTAAGTTTGGAGATGTAGATTTGTGCTTAAAAACAGGAGTACTAGCTGGCTCCAAAAGCTCAAAAGCATCTCACTTAGCAGAGTGTGATTTAGTCATTGCAATGCTGCAAACTATTGAAGCGAGAAAAAAGCTACCTTGGTATCCTGCTCTCACGATTTGGGATGAGGCGCACTTAGGATGTTTTCGTCAAGCTTACACAATAATTAATCAGTTAGTACCAAAAACAAGGCACTTAGCTCTAACTGCTACGCCTTGGCGAATGGATGGGCAGGTTTTTGACGACAGATGGCTTTGGCATCAACCGGTAAATACTCAGGAACTAATAGATGAAGGGTATCTAGTTCCTTACACTGTATGCGCTTTATCTCGCTTTAGCATTAAGTCTAGAAGCCAAGGCGACTATACAGTGAAAGAAGCCGAGCAAATAACCACAGTGGCCAGCCCAGAGAAAGTATGGGAAGAATGGCAAAAGTACAGGCACTTACACACTGTAGGATTTGTTCCCAGTCACATCACGGGAAATCAGTACGCCGATTACTTCAGAAGTCAAGGGCAAGAATGTTTTGTAATCACCGACGAGACTCCAGAGGAAGAGAGGATAAGGCAGTTTAAAGCTTTCAGGGAAAGAAAAATAGTTTTGTTTTCTGTCACAGTTTTAGCTACTGGATTTGACGAGCCGGTGGCAACCTGTGCTTTAATGCTTCGTCCTACAAAGTCAATCTCTCTCTGGATACAAATGCTAGGCAGAATCCTAAGAATAGTCCAGGGAGATGATGAGCAGTGGATCCAAGGGAAGAAAGACATGGCTTACATCCTAGACTTTTGTGGGAACAGCACTACACCGGGAATGTATTTACCTGGGGAGATTACTGATTGGCAAGAAATTGATACACCAAAAGGTAGAGAATGTGAAATCTGCGGATTTGTAAATCAAAAAGGAGCAAAAGTCTGTGGGGAATGTGGACATGAGTTTGTAATTCCAGTTAGGCGATCGCCTGAAGATTTTCTGGCGTTAGACGAGGAAGGAATGCTGAGTTTTCTTTCTGGCAGAATTTCAAAGATTGAAGATAACAGAAAATTAGTAGAGATAAAATCAGCAAAGCGCTCAGAACCACGAGAATACTATAGATATTGGCTTCAAAAAGCTTTTCTTGGTAATCATTCGCCTGGAATGGCTTATTACAAAGTAATAGAGAATTGTGATGGACAAAAGCCATTGTCTGATTGGGCAACCCATGCCGTGTTTGGAGAAGATCCTAGTTTTGAAGATTTTTTGATCTATGCTTTTTATCTCAAAAGCATTCAAAATCTTAAAAGCAAAGCGGACGCTTGGTTTTGGAAGCAACTAACCAATGAATTTGGGGTGAGTATTGTCAAAACTTGGCACGAAGATTTGGTAAAAGTTTTAACAAAGATCTACCAAAAACAACTACTAAAAGTCTGATTTTCATTTCAAAACTGTTTACCAAGTAGACGGATTTAAATCGCGAACTAGTGTAGAATGAAAGATAAGTTGGCAGAGTTAAAGGAAAACTTTTCTGTGTCATGTGTTGACAGTTGGCAAGAAAGTTTTTATATTTGATTAACAAATCAAGAGAGAAAAGCTAACAAAAAAGTTTGCAAGCAGCAAACAGACAGCAAGAAACAGTAGGAAAACTAAAAAGAGAGATGATAAGTAACATTTTAGACACGAATAAACTGGAAAACGACTTTAAACTAAAGCAGAAAGACATTTTAAGGGAAAGTATTACTTCTCTATTGATATCTAGAGGAGTGCCAGCGGATTTGCTTTTTAATAATAGTGATTTTCACGACTGGAAGTCTTGCGAGAATAAGCTAATCCCAGTAACTTTGATGCGTGATATTTGCTTAAAGATGGGAATAGATCAAATAAAAAATCGCCAAAATTTCAGGAATTGGGTACAGAAAGCTTCTTCACATGAAAGCATTCCAGAAGGTCAATTGTCGCTGCTTCGTCCCGGGGAAGCAACAGACATTTTAGCTAAATGCTTGTCTAGAATATGTCGAATAGAAACAGACACTTACGAAGGTGTTTTAACACTAATGGCTAGAAATATGTTGTGGGAAGTTTTTACGCGAGGAACGTTCTCAAACATAATGGTTTCTTTACCACCAGCTTACAGACCTAGTGAAAAGCTTGCTAGAAAAGACAAGATAGAACAAGGAATAGTCAAATATGTTGATGAAAAATATTACTTAAAACAAGCAGGAATTCCTAGAGAATTTTTCTACTCAGCGGATCCGGATACAATAGATTTCGAGAAATTAAAACAAAATCATTACGTAATTGAACACGTAAGAGATATTTGTGTTTTTCTTGGTTTAACGGGTGCAAAAGACAAGCCAACATTAAGTAAATGGCTGTCAAAGATATTAAACATAAAAAATTTAGCAGAAGCTGAAGGATTGAACTTGCTAAGTTTTGATCAAACTGTAGAAATTATTGCAAAAACTTTAACTCGATTAGTCGAAATATATTCAGGCGAAAGAGTTTATGTAACAAAAAACAATGTAAATGAGAAAATGTTTGAATTTGCAAGAATTATTTTATGGCACATAGGGAAAAACTCAGAATTTGGATTAGTTCTGTCGCAGCTACCATCAGAGTTTCGCCCAAGAAAAAGACTAAAAGGAGGGAGCTACGGATAAAGAATGAACAAGGTATAATAAAGCAATCAAAAAACAACCCTGTCTAGATACAGGGTTTTTTCATGTATGGTAACCCTGGGAACTGAGTATAAAGTAAAAGTTGGGTCGTTAGCTAAAAAAATTAACTATAGAAGAAATGTAGTATCTTTTGGAGACGGGTACGAACAAAGAGCAATATCTGGTATAAATCACATCAGAGAAAGTTGGGAGATTACCTTTACAAGTTTGTCTACTACCGCCAAAAACAGTTTAGAAGTGCTGCTAAACAATGCAGCAGGTGTAGACTCAATTGAATGGATTTCACCAGATCAAAGCGCGCTTAAGAAGTGGATAGCGTCAAATGTTTCAGTTCTTTACTACAACGGAGTGGACTGGGAGATTAGCTGTACTTTAACGGAACTAACTCAATACTGATATGCCAATTCCACAATCAGACTTACTGACTTTATCTCCGGATGCAATAATAAGCTTATTTGTGCTTGATCTTAATCCTTTGGGAGTAAGCTTAGTCTATAGATTTTGCAATTGGGCGCAAACAGCAGGGAATCAAGTAGTTTTTCAAGCAGCCGCTTACCCAGCCTTACCAGTAGAAATATCAGGCTTTGAAATAAACTCCAGAGGTCAAAATCCTCAGCCATCAATAACTCTATCTAATGTCTTCGGACTCATAACATCTTTCACAGTATCAAACGATGATTTAATTGGCGCAACCATAACGCGAAAAAGAACATTAGCAAAGTACTTAGATGACAAGCCAACTGCAAATCCAGCGATGGAATTCACTCCGGACACCTATACTATTTGGCGTAAATCGCAAGAAAACGAGCTAACGATTGGTTTTGAACTAAGACAATTTTCAGATTTAGGATTTAAGAGTAAGATACCTCAAAGAGTAATTAGAAAGTATAACTGTGTATGGCAATACAGAGGATCAGAGTGCGGTTTTACTGGCGGGGCTGTGGCAGATGAAAACGATACGCCAACCACAAATTTAAACTTAGATAGGTGCGGGAAGCGATTAAGTAGCTGCAAACTCAGATTTGGAGCATTTAATCAACTCCCTTTTGGAGCTTTTCCAGGAGTTGATGTAGTTTAACATGACAGAAATTTACCAAGAGAACAGAGTAATTATCAGAGGATCTGGGGGAAGTAGTAAATCTGGCTCTTCTGCTGGAAATAGTACCGGAGCTTCCCCGACAGAAGCAAAAAATACACTGCGATCACGCTCTGATGCAATTCTACTTTTGCTGGCTTGCGAAGGAGAAATAGAGGGATTCTCAACGACAGATCCTCTTCAAAGCATTTACTTAGACGATACTCCTATCAAAAATTTAGATGGCAGTCTAAATTTCCAAAACGTAACGATTGATTACAGATTTGGGACTCAATACCAAACGTATATTACTGGCATGGGGTCGGATATTGAAAACGAAACAGCCGTAAGTGTAGAACTAAGAATTAGTTCCGGCGCGATCGTCCGAACCATTACCAACTCTGATGCCAACGCCTACAGAGTTAGAGTGTCATTGCCAAGTTTATTAGAGCAAGATGATAAAGGAAATATTAAAGAATCTTCAGTAAGATTTAAAATAGAATTATCTTCTGAGGGCAGCCCTTACATCCAACAGATGGATAAAACGATCCAGGGAAAAACTTCTGGCTCTTATGAAGAATCATATCGACTGCCGTTAATTGGCAACAGTCCTTGGGACATTAGACTAACTAGACTCTCTCCAGACAGCGACAAAACTACAATTCAAAACAGTTTATTTTGGCAATCACTGACAGAGATAACTGATGTCAAGCTAAACTATCCCAATAGTGTAATTTTTGGTGTAAGAGTATCAGCGGAGCAATTCAGTAACATACCAAAGATTGCAGTGAAACTAAAACTGCTAAAAATACTAATTCCCACAAATTACGACCCAGTAAATAGGAATTATATTGGAAACTTTGACGGGAATTTATATAGAGCTTATTGCAATAATCCGGCTTGGGTCTTTTATGACTTAGCAACTAACAATAGATATGGTTCGGGTAAATACATAACCTCTTCTTTAGTTGATGTGTTTGACCTTTACAGTATTGGGCAATACTGTGATGAACTAGTTCCCAAT